TGCAAGAATTTCGGAAGTTCAGCATGCATTCACTTCTTTCGGTGAAGAGCTTTACATCACATTTGGATTTGGTCCAATGACTCTTACAAAAAAACTTCGCTTGAAAGGAGTGTGAGAATATGTCCGAAAAAAGTGCATTTTTCAATGCTCAGTTGGATGCAAGTACTGGGGAATATGACAGGGTATATCTTGCAGAAGATTTTGCGGCATATTTCAGCAAATTCATTTCTAATGGTGTATTCCCAAACCCAAGTACAGGTCTACAAGTCGTTGCTGCTTCTGTTCCTAATATGACAGTGACCATGAACATGGGTTATGCATACATCAATGGCTACACCTATGAAAACACAGAAAACTACACATTCAATATTGATGTTGCTGACGGTGTTCTCAGCCGATTGGATGCCATTTTCATTCGGTATGATCTGGCAAAGCGCGAAATCAAAGCATACAAAGCAAAAGGAACGCCAAGTGCTGCTCCAGTAGCTCCTGCACCTTTACGAACAGAAGACTATTGGGATCTCTGCGTTGCAATCATTCATGTTGACGGTGGCATCACAAAGATTGACCAATCCCTCATTGAGGATACTCGTATGAATACATCTCTTTGTGGGATCGTACATGGGGTTATTGACCAGATTGATACAACTACTCTGTATAAACAAGTTCAGCAAGATCTGACAAATTTCCAGACTGTGAGCCAGACAGAGTTCAATGCTTGGTTCGAATCTATCAAAGACAAACTATCTGGAGATACTGCTGCCAATCTGCAAAATCAGATTGATGCACTTGACCCACAAGCAAAACGAACCGATGTTTTTGCTTCTATGACACACCAGTACTCTGCAACATTGTGGCTGGACGCCTGGGTCCAAACAGCTCATGCGTTCACACAAACAGTAACACTCAGCACCACTACAAATGGCCCAGATGTTACAACAGCAAGTAAAATCATGACCGGACCGATGTGTAAATCTTCTGGTGTTGCAGCAACAGATGAGATCCTGAGAGAAAACCTTAACCTCATAAATGAAGGATATGGCATACTCGGAAATAACAGCATCACAGTGACCGTCACAGAGAAGCCAACTGCAGATATTCCAGTCTATTGGAACATCAAGAAAACAGTTTAATTGGGAGGTATTTACATGAGATTCAAGCTCAATATTCCAGTTCGATTCCGCAATCCTTGGTTTTGGGTCAGCCTTGTTGGTGTGATCCTTACAGCAATGGGTATCTCTCCTGAGATGCTCACAAGCTGGGATGCCGTTGGTCAGGCATTCAAAGACCTGATCTCGAATCCATTCATGCTTTGCACAGTTGCAGTTTCTATCCTGGGTGTCTTCATGGATCCAACAACAAAGAGCATTGGTGATTCTGATCGTGCCCTGAGCTATCATTCTCCAGAATAACTCTTTACAATTATGCAATACAAGAGTACAATATAGCTGGAAAGGAGGATGGCCAATGGATTGTAGCAATTGCCCAATGGAGCAGCGAATTGCAAGGCTTGAACAAGAATTTGCTACTGAAAAAGAACATTCAAGCAAAGCCAGACAAGCTATTTATGATAAACTTGAAAGTCATAAAACACAATTGGCTGTTACAGATGAGCGATACAAACAGATCCTAAATACCCTTAACGAGCTCAAATCTACAGTTGATGAGCTTGCTGACAATCCAGCAAAACACTGGGACACACTCATTACAACTGGCATAGCTGCTATGTGCAGCGGAATTGTTGGGTATGTTCTGGCAGCAATGATAAAGTGAGGAGGTTTTTCCTTGGATCCAAAAATCACAGAGGAAATCAAGAAGCAAGAGGATGCCTTGGACCAGAGTATTGCTCTCAATAAGATCACAGTGATGCTTCTTGATGAACGCAAAAAAGAACTCAAAAAAGTTTGGGTGTTCTTCTTTGTAGTTTGTGTAGCTTTTGTTGCACTTTTCAGTGTCTTTGCATACACAACCCACAAAGAGAAACAGGAGCTTTTGACTCAGCTTAATGACACTCGTGTAGATTTCATGGAGTACTTGGACAGCATCGAGTACACAGTTACAGATGACTATTCTACAGACAGTCATACAGAGACTACACAAACTGTAGAAGGTGACAGCGCAACTATTAACAATGTCGATGGCGATCAGTACAATGATAATGCTGTTCACAACAATGGAGGTGAATAATCTTGGCAAGATCACGAGCAACTCAAACAATTCGTACAAGTACTCGAACAAAGGGTACAAGAACTGTTCGAGTCACTTCAGGAAAACCAAGATCCGGCACCCAAAGTCGTTGCCCAACATGTGGCAAATACATGCGAAGAAAATAGGGGTGACCACCTGTGACGGAGCACATACAGACTCGTGCAAAGCTGCAAGAAATTCCTCGGGTCAGTACATTTAATGAGCTACTCGATGACTGTATGATCTCTCCTGAAGAGAAAACTCTCATGCAGATGCACTATCTACAGAACAAAGACTTCAGATACATAGGCGACATGCTTGGGTATTCTGAAGTTACAATGAAGCGTTGGCATCACAGAATTCTCAAGAAGATCAATAAACTCCTATAAAAATCAGATACTTTCACGACCGTTCACGGATACTCCGTGGGCGGTCTTTTGTTTTATAATGAAATCAAAGGAAAGGGATCGGCTATGCTATTTGATCGTAAAGACTTGATTCAGGAGCTGATGTGGGAGTACAACTATGACCATGCCGAGGCAGAGACCATAGTGGATAGTTACCTTAACAAGGGTCAGTATTACACTCTTATTGAAAAACTCACAAAGAATCTTGAGAAAATAACAGAATACAAGGAGTGATTCACATGTTCAGTCCACAGTACTATGCGAATCCAGCTGCCTATGCAAGTCCCATGGGCAACCCAAGCGCGATGCAGATGCAAAGACTGGCTCAGATGGAACAACAATACCCACAGTTTGCTCAACAGCCTATGGGTCAGGGTATCACCCAGCAGCAAGCTCCAGTTTATATAAAATGTAGAGCTGTTACATCTATAGATGAAGCAAAGGCTGCTATGATTGATCTGGATGGAAGTCTCCATGTCTTTACAGATATTCCACACAGAAAAATCTATACCAAACAGATCAACCTCGACGGAACCGCTTCTCTGAACATCTACTCTCTGGACGAACTCGCTCCTCCGACTCAGTCGGGAGCCACAGTCCCTAACTCTCCAAAAGAATCTGCTGTTTCAGAGTCCGTTTTCACTCAGACGATAAATTCCCTACAGAACCGAATAAGCACTCTGGAGGACAAATTTGAGCAAAGAGGTGATATCAATGTTCAATCCAATGCAAATGTTCAGCCCAGGAAACGGTCAAAACCCAATGATGCAAGCAATGCAAATGATGCGTAACATGCAGAATCCTCAACAGATGATGCAGGGTATGTTTCAAAACAACCCTCTCTTCCAGCGAGCACAGCAGATGGCACAAGGCAAGTCTGAACAGGAGCTTGAGCAAGTTGCTCGCAATCTATGTCAGCAGCGTGGGGTTGATTTTGAGGCAATGAAACAACAGTTTCAGGGTATGATGAGCAACACAAGGTAAATGCACAATCGGTGCTTTACAAATACACAATTCTATAAAGGAGGTATTCTCATGGGTATGGAAGGTTCTGGCGGCATGAGTCCCGCCGATGTGGTCGCTCTTCAGGGTCGTAACAATGACGGCATGTTCAGTGGCAATGGCACTTGGATCTGGGTGTTTTTCCTGTTCTTCCTGCTTGCTTGGGGTGGCAATGGCTTCGGCTTCGGCGGTGGCAATGGCTTGACTCAGGCTGAGCTTCAGGCAGGTCTTTACAACCAGACCACAGATGCGATGCTGCGTGATCTGTCCAATGGTCAGTGCACTCTCCGTCAGGAGGTTGCGCAGAGCCGTTATGACAATGCTCTGCAGATGCAGACGCTTGGCTCTCAGATGCAGAATTGCTGCTGCGAAACAAATCGCAACATTGATGCTGTTCGTGCTGAGAACTACAAGAACACTTGTGAAATCACTACTGCAATCCATGCAGAGGGTGAAGCCACTCGTGCCCTGATCAACGCAAACACCATGCAGGATCTGCGTGACAAGCTTGCCGATCGGGATCGCGAGCTGCAGACCGCGAATTTCCATCTGTCTCAGCAGGCACAGAATGCAACTCTGATTGGTACTCTGCGTCCGTTCCCGCAGCCAGCCTACATCACTTGCAGTCCCTACACTGCGATGAATGGGTATGGCGCTTGCAATGGTTGCAACTGCTGAAGCAAATCAAGAATAGGATAGTTCGGCTCAGACCGTTCCCTATTGATGTGAGGGTGGGCGAGAGCTCACCCTCTTTCTTTATGAAAGGAGAATTACAATGATTGATGCCGTAAATGTTGCTGCCCAGACAGTAAACGTCAACTCCCCAGTTCTCTTTGGGTCTACCAGAATCAAGACTGGGTGCACAGTTCGCCACGAAGCAGGTTCTGGTCGTTTTGTTCTGCTGAAGCCTGGTGTCTATGAGATCAGCTTCAGCGCAAACATGACCTCTGCTGCTGCAGCCACAGCCACATTCAACATCACCCAGGATGGTGAGCAGATTGCTGGTGCAAAGATTGTCAGTACCATTGCTGCCGCTGGTGTGAACAATGTGTCCTGCACAACCCTCGCGAGGGTCTATTGCAGTGATGTGAGCTCTATCTCCATGGTCAATATCGGTGCCACAGCAATTGATGTGTCTGATGCCAATATGACAATCACTCGTCTCTGCTGATGAATCCAGATCAATATGGGTCTTTTGACAGCATAGCACTATTCAATACTATGCTTGGTTTAATCAACATAGAAAAGAACAGTGCTCAGCAAAAGCACCAAGAAGCTCTGGATGCAAAGCTCGATGAAATACTGTCTCATTTAACTGAGATAGAAAGGAGATTAGATCATGGCATATGATACAATAAAGACTTCTGAGTCTGAACGTGATTGGGATATCTGCAAAGAAGCCTACGAAGAAATCAATGGTCGTCAGGTCACAGCACTCATGTTTCACGACCAGATGGCTGACTTCTTTGATTTTCTTGGGTTGGCTGGGTTCAAGCGGATGCATGAGTATCAGTATATTGCCGAGTCTGCAGAACACCGAGCAACAAAACGATATTTCCTGAATCATCACAACAGGCTCTTGAGTGAAGAGCACATTGAAGACCCAGAAGTCATCCCTGACAGTTGGTACAAATACACCCGATTCGATGTCAGCACACAAGTTCGCAAACAGGCTGTGGAGACTGCATTTGATAAGTACAAGGAGTGGGAAACACAGACAAAAGAGTGCTATGAAAAACATGCAAAAGCACTCATGGAAGCTGGCTATGTCGCAGACTTCATGCGTATAGAAGAGCTGATCTGTGATGTTGACAAGGAGCTCAAGCACCTCGAGCGCTTGACCATCACCCTGAAGTCTGTTGCATACGATGAAGTCTATATTGCAGAGCTTCAACACAGCCTGCATGAGAAGTACAAAAAGAAAATAAAGAAAATTGGTGTCAGTATTTGCTGATACAGCTAGTTCCCTCCCAATCGGGAGGGAATTTTTATTGCAAATTTCGAGAAAAATTGCAAAAACCTCTTTACAATTATGTAATAGGAGAGTATGATAATACTTGTAAAGAAGCTATGAATGTATGGAGGGTTCAACAATGATCTATTCTATTCCTGAAGCCAACTATGAGCGTCTCTGCAAGAAACTCACCCGAATCTCCAACAAGTGCTCCAAGTACAATTGCGAGTTTCATTTTGAAGAACTCGGAACTGAATTCGTTGAGCAGTACGAAGATGGCAAACTCCTTGGTGCAGAAAAGCACTACAAGATCGATGTTTCTGGCAAAGCCATGATCAATGATTGGGTGTTTGTAGCAACTCTTCAGCACATGCCCAAAGGCAACATCGTTCGGGTGTTTGATTCCCAGGAAGTCCCCAGCTGGGCATACACAGTTGAACCCAAATGTGATCACTGCAAGACCAAGCATAATCGCAAAGACACCTACCTCATTCGCAACACCAAGACTGGTGAATTCAAACAGGTTGGCAAGAGCTGCCTGAAAGACTTCACCAACGGTCTGAGTGCTGAAGATGTCGCCCAGTTAGAGTCCTATATGGACTCCGTCCAAGAGTCTTGCACGAGTACTGGGATCGGACACAAGTATTACACCGATGTCAACTGCTACCTGATGAACGTCGTTGAGACTGTAAAACATTTCGGGTACATCAGCAAAACAAATGCTCAGATGACTGGCTCTGCTACTTGCTATCGTGCATATGCTTTCATGCGCAAAGACCGTTTTGTAGCGGACGAGATGGAAAAGACCAATTACAATGCTGACACCCAGGAAAATCAAGCTGTCGTGGTCGCTGCTCTTGAGTGGCTCAACAAGCAAGAGGACGAGTTTGGATACATGCACAATCTCAAACTGGCTTGCTCTCAAATGTACTGTGAAACTCGCGATCTTGGCATCATTGCCTCTCTCATCCCCACCTACAATCGTGCACAAGAAAAGGAGCTCGAAAAAGAAAAAGCTCAAAAAGCAAGCAGCAACAGCAAATGGGTTGGTGAAGTCGGTGAGCGAATCACCATTACTGGGAATTGCAAATGTGTCACATCTTGGGAAAATCAGTTTGGTGTGACCTATGTTTACAAGTTCACGACCGAAGAAGGAAACATATTCACTTGGAGAACTGGAAAAAGTCTCAGCGAGGGTGCGCTCACTCTCAAAGGCACCATCAAAGATCACAACGAATTCCGTGGTGCGAAAGAAACTGAACTCACTCGTTGCAAAGTTATGTAAAACAAAGGACGGGATCAATTCCCGTCCTTATTTTTTGTGATATACTCAATTACATCTTGCTTCGATTTTAATGCAGCCAAAATCTGCCGATCTTTGCTGGGCTTCTTTGGTATATCTGCAATGATGTGATAATATACAACAGGTCTTGTTTGTCCTGGGCGATGAATACGCTTCTTGCTCTGTAGGTACATAGCCAGACTTATGTTAAGGCTGTAGTATATACAATATCTTGCACGAGTTAAATCAATACTCTCACTGCCAGATCTGTACTGCACGGCAATGACCTCAGCGTTTCCAGACTTCCATTTTGCCATTGTGTCCATGACACCAGAGACTTCAGTATATCTTCTATTGAGCTTTTTGCAGACAGCTTGGATCTCATCAAAGTCATGTCGAAAAGTGGCAAAGACAACGACAGGCTCGTCCTGTTTGAACCCTGAGAGAATATCCTCAAGAACCTCCGCTCTATCATGATCAATGACCTCGACAGCCTTGAATCCCTCTGGGTCCTCTACAGGAATGAACCCTGAACAGACTTGCTGAAGCCGAAGAGTCTTGCTGATGACTGCCTTGATCTCTGTTGCACCAGATGCACCCAAGTACAACCCATCATCCTCGAGGTCATGATAGACTTTCTGTGCCGCACGAGACATGGTGAAACTGCGAATTATGTTCAGTCGCTTTGGCAGCTCTACAGATGACTCAATTGTAAATGCACAAGAAAACATCTTTTCTTTCAGGTCATCCAGATTCTTGTAGGGTTGCTTCTTGTTAAGGCACGTGTAACCAACCTTTGCAGTTCTGACAATGTCTACATTTTGATACTTCTCTTTGAATTCTGAGAAGCTCGTTCCAAAGATTCCTGGGTCCAAGAATCTGTACTGAGCATATATGTCCATAGGATTTTCTGCCAGAGGAGTGCCTGTTACAAGGAATCTGTGAGGAACGATCTTAGACAATCTTCGCAAGCACATAGAGCATCTACTCGATGGAGTTTTGATTCGGTGACTTTCATCACAAATCACAAACTCAAGACCTGCACTTTTCCGGAACAAGGTTTTCTCAAATTCTGGTCGCCAGATGCTCTCATAGTTCACGATGATTATCATGGGCTCCTCCTGGATCACCCTGGATCCTCGTGGAGCGAGCGTATTCAACAGCTGAACCTTTCTCTGGGTAGACAGGAAACGCACGTTGTGGATGAAATTTGGGCATATGTCTGTGTGTATTTTGAACTGCTGTTCCCAGACTTCACAGGCTTTTGGTGGTGCCACAATAATTCCACGCTTCCACCCTTTGTTTACAATAAGATCCATCATCACTTTCGTTTTGCCTGTCCCTGGGTCTGTGTAAAGGGCACCACAATCTCGACCCATGAGATAAGACAGAGCCTTGAGCTGATGTGCCCAAGGCTTGGTCTTAAAGATGAATCCTTTGTATTTCCTCAGCATTCCTGGAACCGATCACGAAGTCGGCTCTCAATAGCATTCATTTTGGTGAGGATTGCTTCTCGCTGTTCAGGTGGCAGTGCCTTGCCCTCTTTACTGTTAAGGTACTGGCGCAACCTGCGGGACTCAATATTGCTGTAGAATATTGGGTATTCTCGACGACAATATGGACATTTCAACATATGTTCAATGACACCGTCGCCCAACTTCTTCTCCTGTGGCTTGGAGCAGACAAAGGATTTCCCACAACCTTTGTCGCAGATCACCTTGACAGATTCTTGTCGTTTCATTCGTATTCCTCCAACATGGATTCAATAGTTGTATTGAACTTTGATGACGCAACAAAAGCAACCATCTTGTCACTGTAGTCATGAAGAAAATGAGGAAGGATTGACCCATCTCTTCGAAAGACCAGTTTTATATCATCTATGGTGTATGCAACCATCACAAGAGCACCAGCCTTTTGCCAGCGTAAAAGGTCATACAACTGCTTCTTGCTGGGTGTGTTTCCATGATCAGGAACTTTCAGCTCAATGCGGAAAGACCTGCCATTGATACACCCATTGATGTCTGCTCTGCCAGACTGAGCACTGTTCCCCGACACATTCTCAGCAACACATCCATTGATGCTGTTAAGGTACACAAGAGCCTGAGACTGAAAAGATGATTCCTTTGGCATGTAGATCAAACCCCTTTCTTCAAGAACTCTCCATAGGATTTGTGAATGGCAATATTCAGATCCTTGTGATTGACATCAAGTCTATGGCACCAATAGAGAAAGTCTTGTTCTACTGGAATTGCCTTGTCATCAATGTAAAGGTCAGCGAAAACTTTCCTTGTGTCATTGTTGTAAAGTGCAATCACCTCAGGAATATTTGTATTGATTGCATCAAATACAATTCCTTTCTGGTGACAATAAGAGACAGCATTAATGAGATTTTTGCCATCTCGAGATGTCCAAAGAATGACTCGTACACCTTGTGCCTGAAGAGCTTTTACAAGGCTGAACATTCCCATATTGGGCTCCCCAATCTCGGGGAATTTGTCTTCTACCAAAGTGCCATCAAAGTCGATCGCAACAATCTTTGGTAGATCATTGTTTGTTTTGTTCATATTTTACAGTCTCCTCTTTCATGTGGAGGGAAGTCCAATTCTTTATGACCCCATCCATAGGAAGTGCAGCATGCCCAAGAGTTGGGCTGAATAGTTCAAAGTATCTATCTTGGTATGCGATGTAGATTGCTTTTTTCACAGAGTCTACATCGCTTTTTCGAGCCATTTTGAATGTAAGATCGAAGTCTTCCTTGCACCACTTTCTGATCCAAACGCTTATGTCAAATCCATCAGTGTTTGTTGCTTTTGAGAATGCATCCCAGATTTCTACTGGCACATAGCAAAAATGAATCCAAATGATCCCTTGATCACTTATGACTTTGGACAGGACTTTCCTGTACACTGCTTTCGAGTTTGGGCTTCTGTGTCTCATTTCCACCCTCCAGAGTCTTCTCGCCGTCTGGCAAGTTGCGCTCGTAGATATGTAGCGAACCTGTCTGATGAGTGTATGTACCAACTCCAACACCCAAGGTCATTGCCATCATCACCTGCATGGAGCAGAAGCTGAACATGTCATATGGTACACCAGTCCAGACATCATTGGAGCGCATTGTTGTTGTCAGGTTAAGGCGACCGTCACGGAGCAAGAACTGGAGTGACAAGGTACACGGAGTATCTTTGGTTGCATCACTCATGGGTCGAGGATTTTTGATATGAATGACTGCTTGGCGACTATTTGGGTCAGCCTTGAGACGATTGATCACATCCTGCCACTGATCAAACCCATAGAACTGCTTAATCTTGTGACCATAGCAGCTGTTGACCGTTTCTCCGTCGTCACTCATACGATCCCAAGCAGAGCTGAAGAGGCTGATGTCTTTGAGCTTGTTAGACCCAGAGAGATACCACAGCAACTCTCCGACAGCATATCGCATGGGCATCTTGCGAGCTTCACTCTTGACAATCATGCGAGTTGGGTCTTTGACAACGGTAATGGCGTTGATAACCTCAGCAGCCACAGCTCCGTCTCGAGAAGCAGAAGTCCTCTTGTTCATACGATGCTGAGCCAGCAGAACAGCAAACCAATACTCCCATGCGCTGTTGACATCACTCACAACAACATAGTTGTCAATGTCAGCATCACCACACATACGACTACTCTTGTTGTAAAGGGATGCGAGTTTGTACTCTTTTACAACATTATTGAAGTCTTCCACATTAAACAGCAAGCTCATTTCAGGTCCTCCAAATTTCAATCTGCAGAGTTGAATTCCCCATGACTTCGTCAAATCTCTTCATCAGTTCTTTGACAGGATACATGGGAGTTTCGTTGCGCTTGTTAAGGCGCTCTTCGATAGTCTTTTCTTGAGCGGTGACATAGATCACCTTTGCACCACGAGTAAGCATAGCAATCTCCAGATGATAGAGATCTTCTTTGCTCAGTTTCCGATCCTCTGGGGCTTGATAAACGAACTGACCATAGCAGAACCGATCGGCAATCACATTCTCACTTGTGGCTGCATCGAGAATATGATGGAAATAACGATAGTCGTTTGGAGTGTCCTTTGTGCAATGAATAATACGTGCGTTGAGAATTCTTGCAAGTTTTCTGGCGATGGTACTCTTACCAACACCATCAACTCCTTCCAATACAATGAGCATTATTTGCTCCTTTCTGCTGCCTTGCAGACAGCTGCAATGATTTGATCTTGTCTCTTCTTGGGCAATCTATAAAACATGTTTGTATTCAGTAGCATGTATCCTGAACCCCAAGAGAAACACATTTGGTCTTTGCCTTTGATTGGCTCCATTTATATCTTACTCCTCCCAAGGACGCTTGTAAAGAGTTTTGCATAAACACTTGTTATTTTTTGAAATACTTCGAGCATAGTTCAGGATCTTGTCATTGGGCTCTGGCACTTCCTCTTCTGCAGGAATATGACCACCTCGAGGCAACAACCCAACACGATGACTCATAGCATTGCATCCATAGCAGGGCTTGAAACTTCGCTCCCCTGCATACAGAAGAATCCGAGCAGCTTCAAACCGTTTGCTGTACCAGATGTCCTCAATGCTTTGCTCCATGATATTGCCAATTGGGTATTCACCACGGAAGTCATTACAGCAGATCGCCACAGAACCATCGTAGCGGATCGCCAGCTCTCTGAAAGGACGAGCGCACCGTTTACCTTGATAAGACATATCAAGAGGTCCAGCTGCTCCACAGTGGTTGCACAGATGACGATTGATGGCTTTCTTCTTCTGGATCGGGGGATTGAACAACACTCGGAAGCCATTTGGGTTCGTACTATACAAAGGAACCTTTCGTGCCAAATGCTCAATCTTCAGATCAGGTACATCTTGAATAGCATCTTCAATCGTTCGAGCATCACCTTTGTCGGAATAGTAGTCAATGATCAAATCGTTAAGGCCAGCATCTCTCAAAGCATATACTCGCTCAATGATGGTCTTCTGGTCTGCAACCATGCCAAACCCATTGACAATGCCATAGCCATTACTCATCATGGACATAACTGTGTTGGGAAAAGTCTTTCTGAACAGCTTGATTATTCTAACTGCATTTGGGTTAAGGGTTGGTTCCCCATGCATAGAAAAAATGATTCTACTGTGCCAGTGCACACGCTTGATCTCAGCAATAATTCGCTCCGCAGTTTCCCTCTTCATACGATACCAAGGTTGAGTACCTTTCTCTCGCATACCACGAAGACCACAGAAACTACATCCCAGATTGCAGCCCTCATTCAGCTCAATCTGAATAGAATAGGGTGGGCTCTGTTTTCTCACTTTTGTTCCTCCCAGAAACATTTGATTCGTTTACTGCCATGGATCTTATGATAGGCTGTCCAATTGATGTCACCCCACATATAGTCACCATCGGCATCTCTGAAGCTGGTTCGCAGATAGTCTCTTATTGGGTATTTCTGCAACATATTGTACTCATATCGATGAAGCTCTTTCTCTGTCTCCGGAGTACGAATAACACTGTCACATTTTTCACTCACATAGTCATATGTAAGACAAGGAATGTTGAAGCAGTGACCACCGTTGGCAAGAATAACAGCACAGAAGCCGATGTCATCACCATGACGATCAAAGATCATATCACGATTGATCTTTGCCTTGTAGAGTCCTTTGACATTCATCAGTGTGACCTGACGAGGAGTTGGACCACAATCGACGATATACTTCAACTTGGAATTTTCGACATGCTGTGACATGCGTTGACGACGAATGTTGCCCAAATAGACCTTTGGGTATGTCTTGAAGACTTCTCTGCCAATGACACTGGCCATGGTCAAAACCTTTTGCTCAAGAAGAGAGTCTGCTTCTCGATCGGCATGGATGGTATGTTTGGAACAGGGATTTCCAGACCCAGAGAATCCATCATACATGTATGCAAGATTTCGAATATCGTCGTCCATGTCAATGATCATCGAATACTTGTGTTCAACAGCATATTCGTAGATGAACTGACGAGTGCTTGCCAACCCATTGATCGGCAGGTGAAAGTCCTTTGCGATGGGTAGAATATGGAGATTTGGATTTGCCTTTCGATAGGCTTTTGCTTGCTCCGGACGAACAACAATATGAATCTTTTCGATTGCTTCTGGCTCAAAGTTCTTGAACATTTCAGCAGTTACAAAATGAGGTCTGTTGTACGACGGAACAAAAATGTGAGGAAGCTGATTCGCAGACAAACTGTTAAGGCGTCTGTACATTTCTTGCTTTTCCATGAATTTACCTCATAAAAGTGCCCTCCCATGGGCTGAGAGGGCATTTCAGTGATCAGGGTAGATTATTCCTCTTCCCAATCGTCATCGTCGTCCTCGTCATCTTCTTCGACGGGTTCCGGCTTCTTCTTTGCTTTCTTGGCAGGGGCTTTCTTTGCAGGAGCTTTCTTGGGAGCAGGCTTTTCCTCCTCTTCAGAGTCATCGTCGTCCTCGTCCCAATCACTGTCCTCGTCTTCCTCAGGATCAGGCTTCTTCTTTGCTGGGGCTTTCTTTGCCACAGGCTTCTTCTTGGGCTTCGGAGCTTCCTCTTCGACTTCCTCCTCGTCTTCGGAAACATCCTCTTCGTCGAAGCTGTCCTCATCCTCATCGTCATCATCCGACTTGGTTGCACTAGGCTTCAGGTAGTCACTCACTCGAGCACGGATCTGACCGTTGTACTCCTCGTGGGTGACGTTGATGTTAAGGGATTTGCCGATCATGTTGTCCAAATCGACAGCGACCTTGCCGTCACACTTCATGCCAATGATCTGCAGCAGAGACTTGAACTTCCACAGAGCCTTGTCGGTGAGAACCAGGTTGTCAAAAACCTTGACACCCTTGTCATCGCCAGAAACAATCTCAAAGGCAACCTGCAGCATCGGGTCACCACCCTGAGTGTTCTTCTCCTGAATGTCAGAGATCTTCACATGATGAACACCCTCGCTTGCGCGCTGAAATGCCTCAACATTGGTGAAATCGATTTTAACTTTGCGTGCCATAATAGATACCTCCAAATAGTGTTATATATATTTCCAAAGGCATTATGCCTGTTGGTCAGTAGATTCTTCTCGGTTAAGGCCAAGAATTTTGACGAGCTTCTGATATGTAAGATCACGAACCTGAGCAGGAACTTTCAGATCCTTGGGCTTCTGCAGTTTGGTCCAATAGTATGGGTTCGGACCGATCTGGCAAATGTAAGTGGCAATTGTTTTGTCAACCCCGTCAACAGTGATCTCTTTCTTTTTGATCAAAGTGTGCAACCCATAATTAGACATTCCTTCGAGGTATGTCCGAGCACCCTTTGTTGTACTTGGGTGAATATCTGGAAGAATCTCATCTTCCATACCTTCAAAAGAGTCACTGACTTCATGACAGCTGGCCAGCACCCAAGAGTACTCAGCCAGGCGATGACAGAGACGGATGAGTTCTTCTGTCTCTGTCTTGAGATCGCCCCACATCTGCTGGGTCATTTTCTTGTTCTTGTCGATGGCGTTCTCTTTGATCCATATATTCGTGACCATAGAAAATGTATCAGCGAATACTGTCTTATATTTGAGTTTCCCATGTTCTGCCGAATCGATTAGCTCCTTCAATACTGCAGAGAGCTCTGCAAGATTTTTAATCCGTAAAGCCTTGATACCTTTTTTGGATTTGATGGTATTGCTACCATCGTCACCGATTTGAAGATACAACATAGGCTTTGGGAAAGTAGAACCCAGCTCTGTTTTGCCAGAGCCGGACTTGCCATAGATCGTGACAAATTTATGCTGACCCAAATCAGCAATGTCAACGACCTGAGAAAGATATCCCATGTGTCACACTCCTTCAATGAACTTTGAATCCTCACGCTCATGAATTTCGTATTCACGAGCAATGAGATTATCAACATCTCCTTCAGTTAACTCTGTGAAGCAGATGTCTCTATATTCACAGAACTTGCAGTCAGGAGTCATGTTTTTTGTCTTGTTCTTATGACCCTGTCGTACAATATCCCGACATGTATATTTGAACCCATCAAAGATGTTATCCACCATGGAGGGTACAATATCAAGTTCACAACGGAAAAAGAAATTGCTGACATTATTGGCATACATATTGCCTTGCCGCAAGACCTCAATATCCGTGATGCCTTTGAGCTCACAAGCACGTCGCCAAGAAAAGGGTGTGATGTTGTTGCTCTTTGCCTGAGAAAATTTCCCTGATTTGGGCAACCAGATCGGCATAGAAGCAGGAGTCGAATGAATATAGTCCCAGATAAAAGATTTTGGCATGACTCCTGTCATGATATACATGGCCTTTGCGTAAAGGTTCTTCTGAGTATTCATGACCAAGACATTTTGATCAGGCTTGCGATTGAATGTCTTATGATCACCCAACTTGCACATCTTTTCACCGTTTCGTCTATATTTGTAGACTTCATCGATGATGCCATTGAAGATAATTGACTCACCCTTGAAAGACCCAATCTCAATCTCAAATGGGCGTTCTGTTTGTGTTGGCTGAGGGGAGTCTTTGTAGATCTCTACGTAGTCAGAAAAGATTGACTGTAGATTGAAGAGATAGTCATCTCCAAGTTCCTCCTGCCATTTGGCTGGAAGATCATAATATGCATCCCCAATGGCTTTTTGAGCTTGAGCAAGCTCTTCTGGCTTGTTGCGAAGCTCCAGAAGCTTGTGAAAGTCTGTACCGAAATACAAGGGCTTCACTGGAGCATTTTTGCGGAGACCCACATAGTATCCAAGATAGTGCTTATATGGGCATCGCAGATAGGATGCAAATCGTGAATAGGAAAATTTCATATTGACCTCTCAAACAGTTATGGTCGAGATGACAGGACTCGAACCTGCGGCATCTTGGTCCCAAACCAAGCATTCTACCAATCTGAATTACATCTCGATATGATCCATAGAAGCATTGGGGGATGCTCCTATGGAACTCAGTCAGAAAGTGCAGGGACTGGGGAAGCACCCTGCTGTAGCAGCTTCTCTGCCTTGTAGATACACGGCCGATCTACTTGACCCCTATTGTTTTTCTACCATAGATTTGCCTGGCCAGGGTTTATGGAGGTACAATAGGAACCTTATCATGTGATCTATATCAACGAGATGTGGACTCGTGATACCTTTGAAGACCCTCTATGGGCTTGATATTCCCATAGAGGGAAGAATAGGAAGAGGCTCAGGCTTTGGCAAGCCTGATGGTGCCAGAAACAGGAATCGAACCTGCAACCTGCTGATTACAAATCAGCTGCACTGCCAATTGTGCTATCCTGGCATAGAATGCTTGGGACAGTAGGATCCCAAGCAGACTGTAAAGAAGCATACTGTGAAAACGGAGAATTTTATGACTGTCCTGAACACCCAAAATATGGAGGTACTGATGATCCCTACTGATCATGGCTCTGTGTTTATACGGACTTGCCACCGTTGTCATATAGGCTGCTTGCTTCCTACATGACAGTCACATTACAGGGGAAAGTTCCCCTGGGGATCAGGCGTCCTCGTACTCATCGTCGTCGACATCTTCCTCGTCGTCAACGACCTCAGGCTCCGGAGCTTTCTTTGTCTTCTTTGCTGCAGGCTTTGCAGCGGTCTTCTTTGCTGCAGAAGCCTTGTTCGTGGACTTCTTCTTTTCCGGCTCCTTCTCCTCGGTGACACGAGATGCACATCGAGGAGTCTTGGCATCGACCTGCTTGCCAGTCTCACGATTGAATGTAGTGGTGCGACCGTTCTTCTGAACGATAGAGACCGTCTTCTTGTCAGCAGCAGTGATCTCGAACTCGCCGAGATACATGCCAGTGAATGCGTACATGTGGACCTTTTCGCCCTTTTTACGTGTGATCATCATAGTTTTGTCCTCCTATAGACATCTAGATTTGTTAAGGTTCAACCTTGAATATATTGTACTCCTTTTGGAGCAATTTGTAAAGCACTTTTGGGAAATTTTCTTAAATTTTATTCAACCACATTGACCTCACCGTTGACCATGCAGTTTCTGAGAGCAATCAGCTCATTCTGAGCAAAAGACTTGCAAGCTCTGAATGCAATAGTCTTTTCGGTTTTGCTGAACTTGTTTAAGAACATGCGCTTGGCATCCTTGACATAGAACGGATCAAAGAAATTGAAGTCACCAGTGAGATCATAGAGCTGCTGAAACAGCTTTTCAAGAGCAAGAATACCCTCGCCACAGTTGAGCTCTTTGTAGCTCCAATTGAATTGCTTGACCAGCTTGGCAGCTTCCTGGACTTTGCTTACAGAATATGTTGCCTTTTCCATTTTGAGTTCCTCCATCTATGAGAATTTCAAGCAGCTATCGCTTTTGCAGCCTTTATTCTGCTTCGCTGTTTATGTACCCAAACCAGCAGTTTTCGCAGCTGGTGAACTCCTTGCACCCATCCTCGTACCTGTCATTCCATGGCGGGCAGTTGAAATTCTTATTAAAGACTTTTACCATGTTCTTTTTGATATCTTCCACGGGTTCGCTGAACTTCATTCCTTTTGTCAATTCTTCAAAAACCGTCATTTTTGATTACCTCCGTTACACATCTTCCTTACAAGTAACATTGTACTCTCATTGGAAACAATTGTAAAGAGGTTTTTGCAAAATATTTTGAAAATTTTAATGCGTGCCCCATGGACCCCAGCCAATGTCAATGTCCAAAGGGACTCGGAGTTCAACTCCGAAGTCATCAAGCACTTTTGGGTGAAGCATAACTCGGCGAATGACAGAGTCTACATAGTCTTTGTCTTCGATTCGGCACTCACCGATAATTGAGTCGTGAACTGTAGCACCGATCCATGCAACACCCTTGAGCTCCTTATTGATCTGGGTGGCAGCAGAGATCAACAAATCAGATCCAGAACCCTGAACAGGTGTATTGATAGATCGCCTGGCAGCACTGGCTCTCTCCCACTTGTTTTGGGAATATATCAAAGGAAGCTTCCGGAACCGACCAAATAGATTGTATACACCACCCTGTGCTTCACATAGCTGCTCTTGCTCCTGATGCCAAGGAAGTAGTCTGGAATATTTGGCAAAGAACAACTCACGGATATGTTCTGCTTCCTGTGGTGTAAAGGTCTGCCCATAGCTGTTGAGAGCATATGCAACGAACTTCTTTGCCATCATACCATAAAGGAACCCGAAATTGACAGCTTTGGCTTTGCCACGCTCCTCTTTCGTTGGTTCACGGCCACCTGTGAACAGTTTGGCAGTCTCGGTGTGAATGTCACCTTTCTCATGATAGATCCGGAGCATGGTTTTCTCATTGGCATAGTGAGCAGCAATACGCAACTCCAGCTGAGAATAGTCAGCTTCAAACAGAATCATGCCTGGAGCACCACTGAACAATCCTCGAATATCTTTCGTGCGAGGGACTTGCTGAAGATTTGGGTTGCTTGAACTTGTTCGTCCTGAAACAACATTGGTCAGGTTGAAACTGGCATGAATTCTGCTCTCATAAGAATCATCTTCCCATCGGTTAAGGAACATCTTGTTTCTTGTAGCAGCATCTTTATACTGCATCAAGATGGTTGGAATCTCATATCCTTTGCGAGCCAACTTCTTCAGTGCAGAAGCCGAAGTGGACGGAGCACCCTTTGGTGTCTGCTCAAACACAGGCATCTTTTCAAGATCATAGAATACATGAGCGACTTGAGCTGAACTTGCCCAGTTGATGTCATAGTGACTCTTGAGCTTGCCAAGAAGAGAGTTCTCTTCGTTTCTGTACTTCTCTCGAACCACCTTCAATTGGTTAAGGTCTATGTATAATCCATTGCGCTCAATATCTTTGTATGCACAGTATGCTGGGCGAAGAAGCTGGGTGTAGATCTTCAGCTGCTGAGGATTCACTCGCTCCATGAAGAAATTGAAGAGCTCCCAAGTGTATTTTACATCTTTCTTAAGATATGGAACAATACTTTGAGCACCAGAGGTCTTTTCTTTTTTGGCAATATCCCAATCTGGAACACCCAAATAAGTTTGAGCCATATGCTTCAAGCCATGCTCAGCAGAAAGGTCATACGCTGTGGCGATCAGCATGACATCTTCGTGAATTGGCAGTTTGATCCCATAGGCTTGCTCGAGAAACAGCGTGTCAAACTTGCCGTTTTGAAATACTGTACGAGCCTTGTGCTGTTTGAGTTTCTTCACAAGAGCTCTGAATCGATCTACTTGACCAGGCTTCTGTACATTGAAGATGTATCCTTTGAAGATGGGTTCACCAACGTCTTTGGAAAGACCAACACCAATGAATGTGACCTTGTCTTTGTATCGGTTAAGACCTGTTGTTTCAATATCAATTGTAGCATACAAAATAGCTCACCTCTTTTCTATACGAGTGATTTTGAAGATCTTGCCAGGAATCATAGTCTTTACAGCAAATTCTTTTGCATCAGGGTACATCAAACCAGAGATGGCTTCAAGTTGGTTGGCAACATCAAGGAGAGACACCTCTGTTGCGTCATCATCTTTGAATCGCACATCAGGATAGAGCTTGTACTGCTTTTTGAGAGCTTTGACGCTGAGCCTCATGATTCTCCTCATGTTCATTTGTTACACCTGCAGTATGCTAGAAAGGGTGCGTATGGCATCCTCGTACTCTCTAGAGGAAAGGTTAAGGCCCGAGATGAGTGTCTTGTACCATTCATAGACATAGATGCTATTCTTTGGCTCTTCTTTTGCTCTGAGCATCAGACTACGAAGCCGACTATTCTTTTGCTGAACCATCCTTGTCAATCCTTTCTCTCCCTTTTGGGCAGTACCAATTTTCAGGCTTTTCAGTCTTGTCAAGACTACAGAGCATTTTAAACACCCGCTTTGGTGCATTCTTCTTATGAAATTTCTTGTAGAACTCACAGTTCCTACAGTGACACACTTTCTCAAGAGAATTCAGATCAAATGGGTCATAGCACCAGTGGTAAAGGTTCTCTATTTGAGCAATAGCTGCATCAATTGAAATTTTTTGAGTCCCAAGCTCTGTTGGAAATTCTACCTCTGCATTCGGAGTCTTCTTTCTTCTACTCTTCAGGGTGTCTATTGCAATAGACAATACTTGTCGTGTAGTCATATTCAGATGCCCATACACTGAGAGACATACATATCGGCAGTATGTGTATAGAGCACATTAGGATATGCACAACAAGCAGCAGAATACCCTTTCCAATATTTTTCACCCTCAAATGGACCCATGTGCCAACGAATGCACAATAGCTCCTCAAAGGTGAGTTGAAGGAATTGCTGAATCAAAGCTACACTGGCACTGCCATGCCCAGGAAGAATCACATTTCCTGTGTGTGTAAAGGTTCCGTCCTCTTGCTTTGTATACAATTTCGTCTTGCAATAATCATGCAGCATTCCAACAATGTATGGTGACTCTTTTCGTTCCCAGTGAAGCCCCAGGCTATGTGTGTAATCCACAAGTTGACCTGTTACAGCAAATGAATGATCAAAAAGACCACCCTCATAATTGCCATGATGAGAAGCTGCTGCAGGAGCAGTGAAGAACCCATCTTTTTCAAGCTGCTGAAGAATCCCTGTATTGTATGGACTTGGCAGGTAATTCTTAAACAGATTGATGCGCTGTTGTTTGGTTCTGTCAAGCACCACATGCTTCTTTTCTGTAGTCATAATATCACCTCTTGAATTGTTTGAGAGTCACACCTTTCCAGCTTGCCTCTCGTGTCTTTGGGTTTCTGTATTCAAGGAACCCAAGAGACCTCATGTTTCGAATAAATCCGTGCTTCTTGTGGCATTCACGACCACTACTCACACAGAACTGAGCATATGCTTCATAGAGAGCATCCTTGCCGATATATGCTTCTGGGTCTTTCTTACACTTCTTCACAAGGAAGGCATGAATACTATCAGAGTCCTGGCGAAGACCCTCCACCATTCGATTGGAGCGCTCTGTACGAGGAATTGCTTCTACTGGCAGGAGACTGAGAAGATACGGAATGATCTCTTCAACACTCTCTTCGCTGCAAAGATCATTGACATACGCATCGTTAAGGAACAGCTCATGGTTCATGTACAGAATTCGCATTCGTTTGTAGAATGCATTTGACTTCTCTTCGAGCTGAAGTGGGAGCTGATTGAAAGAGAAGATCAGCTTGCAGAAAGGAACGAAGAAGAAAGGCTCTTTGCCTTTCTTTTCATGCATGATCTGGTCACCACCAGTGATCTTCTTCAAATTCTCAATACTGCTCAATGGCAATGAACCATTATCACCACAAGAATTCAACAATGTATTGTACAGCTGAGCTGGATAGAATCGAGCACTGAGTTCATGCATACTCAAAGAGGAGACGTTTTCTCGCCCAACCATGTTCTCAATGAATCGAAGCAAAACAGATTTGCCTGTATTGGATTGCCCACACAAGATCATAAAGGTCTTCAGCCCATAGTTAAGGGTCAGGCAATATGCCATGTATTTCAGAGCCATCTTGACATCCTCTTTGCTGAGGCAAGTCTTTTTGAAAAACTGATACAATCTTGTATTCACAAAGGGAACATATTCACCCACTTCGTGGGGGATTTGCAATGTCTGCAAATACTTGCTATCATGAGGAAGCAATTTCCCTTGTGCAATATCCCAAACACCATTCTTAAAATTGATAAGATTGTGATCCTTGTTAAGGTCTTTTGTCTCTTTTTGAAGTCGTGTATCATCAATGATCAAGCGAAAACACTCCATGATTCTTGCTTGAGTGATCAAGCTATCCACCATAATCATATCACGAATTGTATTGCGAACATAGCTGCTGGCTTCCTTGTATACACCCTCTTGGTAAAGGTACGCCTCTCCACCCAAAACAAATATGTCACCACGATTTACAAAATAGTCACATATTGCTCGGCTGTTCACATTGACTGGGTGACCTTTGGTATTGTAGATCAAATAAGGGTTGTCACCCTGCTCCTGAGCTTCATAGTTCTTTGTATTGCGAATGATCTTTTCGAGCTCTTCCTCTTCCATCGGTTGATCAAAGATGATGGTGTTGATGATATGAGCCATCTTGTCGATTTGATCATCGTTGGCACCTCTGTTTTTATAGGCCATGAGGTGGGCAAAGAGAGTGGCGTTTCTGCCATCACCCTCCTTAAGACCGAGAAGAGATTCTCTTCTATTTGCCATTGGAGTGAATTCAAGAGGAAGATCCTCAATCACTCTGCAATTATTGAACTTTCGGTTTTCTGTACCCCAAGGAAGAATGACATAACCTTTGTTGGCACAGCGAAAATCACATTTAAGACCGCAAGGCAGTATCATGCCAATGCGCTGAGGAAAATCCTTGTTGGTCTTAAAGTAAAGGTGTAAACCCTTTGGAGTCTTACACATTAGAGTTTTGAGGTGCATTTTGCGAACAACTTTGAGAGCCTCTTCTTTGCCCTCATCAATATCAACAATGATGTATCCTGTTCGCACCCACCAACCAATCTGCCCGCCGTTTTCAACGTGAGCAGCTGCAGCTCTCTCGGGCACAATAGCAGTGTCAATACGCTTCTTTTCCATGCAGCGCACATAGCTATCCTGCCCGATCAAACTGTTAAACTCAGATAATTTCATAGACTGTCATCCTATTGTTCAATTCATGTTTACTGTTCGGTCCTCTACAGTGCGCTGCATACTGGGACTGTTATCGAGCCAACGCTGCAAACGTTCGGTCTTGGCAATCTTTCTAGCATCAATCTCCTCTTGGTTAAGGTTGAAGATGGCTTTGACATGATGAAGAATAATCTCAACATCGGCCACTTCATCAACAGCTTTCTGGTGAAGATCGAGCCGGGCTTCGTACTCGGAATCGTATCGTGGAAACTTTGCCAACACACATGCCAGCTCATTGAGCTCCTCAATAGCAACCAAGATCTGTGTTGTATTGCCATAGGTCTCACGAGCTTTGGCAAGTGTTGTTGCAATGTCATTTGCTTGTTCATGGGTCATACATATCACCTCAATTCACTGCATCAGGAGCATCCCAGTTTGCCACCTGAACACTCTTTACACCATTGTATGCAAAAATTTGTTCAGTTTCTTCACTGATGTACTGTTTGCGTCCATAGTAAACCTCTGTGATCCCTGCAGCGACAATAGCTCGCGCACAAGCTTCACAAGGATACCGCGTTACATAGATTCGTCCGTCTCGTGCAGGTCTCTCCAAATGAGCGATGGCGTCGATCTCGCTATGAACAGCACGACAATCTGCAGGTCCACGATGGGTCTTGTCGTTGTTGCCATACTTCTTGATCCGCAAGCAGCCCTCGAGCTGACAAAGATTTGGGATTGCTGCATTTGCTCCAAAGGAGAGAATTCTTCCATGCTTATCTGTGATACAAGATCCAACAGCCACTTTCAAGCAACCAGATCTTGCCTCTGCATAAGTCTGAGCCATGTCAAGGTATCTTTTGACAGGCATTTGCTCATTTGCCATTATTGTTCCTCTTTTCCTGTTCCTTTTGTTCACGACGAGCTTTCTCACGACGAGCCGCTCGACACTCACTGCAATGAGTAAAGGGTTTCAGCCCACGATGTTCAAGCCAAGCCAACTCGTTGTCAGAGATAGAGAAAGGACGATTGCAGGTCTTACAGATCCGCTGGGAACGATTATTTTCTGCCATGATAAATACCTCCATTATACATGTTGTTTATATTTGACACGAGGACGACCATTGCCCTCGATTGTCCGAATGTATTTACTCAGCTCACACATGCAATTTTCCAAGCTCATAATGTTAAGGCAACGATCATAGTCGGGAAGATCTGAAAAAAGTGCTTTTGGATCCCAAGATCGCTTGTTATCTTCCGCAACTTGCGAGAACAATGAATCAACATTATTTCTCAACCAAAACAGTGCTTCCTCTGGGGACATGTCGTCATAGTCATCAAAGAGATAGTCCAGACCTTTTTTACACCCAGGACCAGCCACAACAAATTCGTTCTCACTAAATGGAAATTCTTTAATATAGGTCAGATCCACAAAAACTTGATATGCCAAAAAATCAGCAAAACCACGAATTGAACGAATGATATCAAAGGCTTCTTTTTGATCCTTGGCATTGAGCAATCGTTCAACAACATGACCATTCTTCAGCCAAGGACCAATATGAAATACTCGGAGTGGAATATCAGGTTCCCAATCTTTGTATTTCTTTGCTTCAGACTCCTTGTATGCTCTTTGGTACCCATCTCCCTGAGGGAATTTCCAGGCATGCTTTGTACCACCCTGATTGTATGCAGAAGACCACCACTTGCGGTCAGGATCTTCTGTAGTCAACTTCTGGTAGATTGGCCGAACCTGTTCTTTCATCTGAGAAGAGTAAAGGTTTTTTGCTGGCCACGGTCCACCGAGATCCTTCATTGTATCCCAGTTGTTCCAAGCTCTGAAATAGAAACTGTTAACAATCTTGTCTTCTAGAGATAGACACGGATTGGTGCTGATGTTTTTGATGAGATACTGGCTCTGACGATCGTGCTCACGACGAATGTTGCAGAACTTGTAACACTGTAATATTTCATCGTCAGTCCAGGGAGCTTCTTGGTAAAAAACATCTTTACGCAAGTGAATTTTATAACGCTGTGTAACAAAGTCATAAAAGTATCGAATGTTTTTGTAGTTAAGGCTTGGTTTGGCTTCCCGAATTTTTTGCTGATTCACACCACAGTACTTTACATCTGCCCTTTTATTTTTCATTGGCTTTTCTCCTACAATACTGCTCTAAATGGGCCAATATGGATAACCCCATGAAACATGCCATAGGAATAAGATCTTCACCACCAATTGCTTTGTATCCTCGCTGAAGCAATGCAGCCTCAGCAGCCACCATAGATATATATGGGGTTATAATGAACAACAGAGTGAATAATATTCCAAACAGCTTCTCAAGTACTTTCATTATTATACCTCCAAATACGGTTATTGTAAAGAGATTTTTTCGTCCTTGTAGCAGTACTTGATGACATCTTTTCTAGCTGTCATCAGCTTTTCCGTTCCTCTTGGCTTCTTGCCATACCCATGGACAGCTCCGCCACGACCGATGATCAGCTTGCGATATCGTGTAATACCTGTATTGAGACTGTACCTGATCTTTACAGTCATCAGTCCATTGGCATCGACACACCAAGTCGTTTTCATAGAGTTATAGTCAACGCTGTCACAATCTGCTATCTCATGTTCCAACTGTGTCCAAGCAACCATCTGTTTGGCATTTGGCTGACCCTCACTTTTGGAAGACTTAGAGAAATCAACGATCACCTGTCTCTTTGGGCTGGTGTCTCCTGTGGAGCGTCCTTTCTCATCATGAGTAGTTTTCTCCTCAGACCTTCTGAGGGACTCCACAGGAGCTGCTGCTTCGCTGGCAGGGACACGCTTCGTGCTCAGAGATTCCGGAGCAACACCCAGAATGTTGGCAGCAATGTTCTTGGCCTGGGCTGATGTCTCACACTTCACGGATCCAAAGACATTTCCGTCCTTGATCATATTATAATAGTATACTCGAATTCTCATCTTAAGACCTCCACAACTTTCTAAGTCTGTAATTGATGTGAATGACATCCATCACATCAGAGTGTAACTCGGAATCAAGTCTTTCCAAACGAACTTTCATGTGCCAACCCACCGTGCTCAGCGGCATATTGAAATGTTCAGATGTCTCCTTGTATGTTGCCAAATTCTTGTTGATGTATCTTGCTTCCTCGAGCACAAACTCATCAGTGTAACTTTTCTTCAACATGGCAATCACCTCACTTCTTCAGGGAGCGTGCATCCATGCAAGCACGACCATCATAGATGCCCTTGTTGTATGCATCGAAGTTGACGGAGCCGGAGCTGGTCAAACCACCCTTATGGGTGGAGAGCTGAGGGAACTTGTCATGGAATTCATCATTGACATCCTGAGGAACGATCAGCACAAGAGCCTGGCACTGCTTGTCCAGCTTCTCACGAAGACCACCGAGGAACCCCATCACATAGCTGTTGAACACATTCTTGGTGTCACAGCAATCACGACGAGCCTGACCCACGCAAGCGTCACCGTGCTTCTTTGCGAAGTGATAGGCATACTCAAAAGCGGATTTGGCAATCTTTGCATCTTCAGCATGTCCAAAGAATGCAACCTGCTTGTTGCCAAGGAGAATAGTCTTGCAACGGAAGTTGCGGGCAATGATCACTGCAAGCTGGCAGCGGAAGCCTTTGTTGCCTTTGTGCTCACAGGCCTCCAACCCATAAGACACAGGCTCATCAACATTGACTTCCACATCGCTCATCTGAACTCCGTGTTCAGCCATGAGCTGCTGAGCCTTGAGAAGCGCTGCCTGAGCTTCAGCATCGCTGTCATTGCGCTTGCTATCTGCAAGAGCGAGCAGTTTCTGGATCTTCTTTACGATTGCATTGTTTTCAGTCATGATAAATTCTCCTTGTGATGTCATTTTAAGAGCCATCCGCTCTGAGAGGGTTGTCATATACAACTCCGACACCCTTTCGGGTGTTTCGTCGCAATTCTCAGCGACTCATCAGGGAGTCTATTAAATTTGTACACCCAACTTCTCAGCTGCAGCAGAAACGACTTTCTCAACTTCCCCGGGGCTTGCTTCGTTCCACTCATCCTGCATATCAGCTGCCATACAAAGCTCAGCACAAAGGTTATAATCCCAAAAATCAAGCTGTTGGATGTCAGCAGCAATCTCATGAGGATCACGCATTTTGATTGCCTCCAATCACAGCTTCTAAGCTCCCCAAACTCTTACAAGATACCAATGATCTTTTATCATCTCATTGATGGTCTTGATGATCTCATTGTCATTCACATTCCTCATAGTCTTGGATTGATCGCCACGGATGAAATACAGATTAGTCATTTTGATTGCCTCCATGCCTTCTTATAAATTTGAGCATATCACATTGCACGTTTGACTACTTCTTTGACAGTCCAGCAATTCTTGGCCTTGCTTCTAATGAACTTGTAGTCAACACCATTAACACCAAGATATTTGTTGTCACTGATCGTGTAGCACTCATGACCTTGAGCTGTCATAAAGTAGCAAGCCTGGAGAACAAGGTTCTCTTTGCTGATCCCAATGCCAAAGTTATTTACAAAGTTCTGAAGAGTTTCCATAGCCATTTTTGTTTCCTCCGTTTGTTTGGTATTTTCTTGCTTCTTATTGTGACTATATCATACTCTCATTGCAAACAAATGTAAAGAGGTTTTTGCGAAATTTTGCAAAATATTTTGAAAATTTAGAAAGTATCCCGCAAGATGTATCCATAGATGACCGTGCCAATGATCAATCCAATTATGAGATACAGTGGCGTGCATCCACCAAACACCCATTCGGTGACTCTGTAGACCAACAGAATCACAAAGGCACTAACAGATGCGGAAAAGAGGCATGTCCATATATACTTGATGAATCTCTTGATGAAGCTCCATAGGTCACTCAGGGCATCACGCTTATGTCTCAGCAGCTGAACAAGTATACTGTCGTTGATCTTCATTTTACATCCCCATTTCTGTTCTTGTATTCCATTTTTCAACCACACTTTTCACAGCATTCCCGTATGGTTTTTCATTCGGAGACTTTGCGTCTCTGTATGTTGGAGTTTTACACCCGCAAGATGAGCAGTAGACTCTCACTCCAGAATCAACAAAGAGATATGCTTTTCCGCCACAAAAGGGGCAATTCTTAAGAATTGGTGCATTGATCTGTTCCATGGTCAGCATCCTTTCTAGGAAATTCACACTCAATACAGTCTCGGTTAAGGTGTGTCTTGAGTGGGCATACCACATCTTTGGGCATGTTATATTTTGGGCACATGTTAATAGTATTCATCGCTGTCTTCTCCAAATCTTAGATGATATTCCCAATATTTCTTTGGGATCAATTCAACAACCACCAATTTGTCATCTATTGGCTGTATTTGTAGAATAATAGGTGTATCATCCTGGGCTTCAGGATTGGACGTGTTGCATAGCTGTAGAACTGCTTCCCGATTGAAGCATCGAAAATAGCTATGCACAAAGGTCTTTTTCATAGCATCATTCCTCATCAGGGTCTATGAGGACAACCTGTTTGTTGTCCTTATCAAGCTCTCCGGCAAATACGGTGCATCTGCCATAGAGTGAGCTATCCACAATATAATAATGCGACTTCGGTGCTACTCTGCCGACAACGATGGCAGGTGAGTTGTCAATCATGCGGACATGATCGCCAGGATTGAACTTGGGTAGAAATGCACATCTTTGAATCATAGAGCTGTCACCTCCTTTTCTGCGAGTAGATCATAGATAGAAGTAATGTCAGCATTGACTTGGGTGATCCAGAACAATTGGTTGTTGCGTGCAACAACATATGTTCTGTAGATCCTCGAGTGAGAGCTGAGATATTCATCAGCCTTGTGTCCAATAATTTTGTCTGATCTGATAATGTGTCCTTCAGAGAGTAGCTTCTCTGCAAGTTTCTGCGTGTCAGTAAAATTCATTTGTCTGGTACCTCCGTGTATAGTGCTTTGTGGAGCTCATGCATTGCCTCGTCCTGAGACATGACTTTGAGCATGACATTATGGAAGATCTTGGTGTAAGACACCAGAACTGTGTACTTCACAGGCAATGGAGCCTGGCGGATCTTCTCAACGAGTTTCATAATCGTCTTCCTCCTCTTCGAGAGGTTCTGGGGTATTGATGCAGAACACCTGAGTGAGGAACTTGGCAAGCTCCATGCCTTTCCGCTGAGCCTTGATGAACTTCTCAAATTCATTGGGGATCATACTGCCATGAGAGTAGCAGCAGACGGTGAAGCAGTTCTTATCCCTGTTGTAATTGATCTCGGGAAGATAAGAGTGGTGATCCTGAGCGGTCACAGTGTAGTTGACGAAGTACACTTTGTTGCCTTCATAAGTGATATCCTCGATGACCTGATACTCTTTGTTGTCACCAAAAAGAAGAGTGTTGCGAAAGAAAGTGAAGTTGCCACCAGTTTTGCGCTCGGTGTTGACCAGTTTATAATCCGTAATCATGATAGAATATCTCCAATCAATTGTTCTGCAAGCTATCGATCATTGATTTTGTTTCCTTAAGAGTTTTCGGATAATGACCATTCATACTTCTAAAATCAATCATCTCACCATTCAGGTATACCAGATATGTGTTGTAAGTAACTTTTTCAATTTCATAGCCTTTGTAGTCATGCATCATCATAGTCATTTTAATTGCCTCCGTTTGTTTTCTTGCTTCTTATTGTGATTACATTGTACTCCTTCTGCAAGAAATTGTAAAGAGGTTTTTGCGAAAAACTTTGAAAATTTTCAAAATTTTTGCAGCTCCTGTCTCAGCTTCTTGATCTTGCGCCTGACATTGCACGCTGGAACACCAATCATGCGAGATATAGCATTGGCAGAATATCCTTCTATATGGAGTTGGGCAACTTTGAGAAAGACTAAATCATCTTTACATATATAATGTATATGGGTGTAGATGTCAGATATGGCATAGTCATCCTGTGGGTCAGGGATGGTGCATTCGATGGGAACTGGAGTTTGTCCTTCATTGTACATTGTGCTGTTAAGGCTGACCGTCGTTTGGACTTGTCGCTGTACCTTGCGCCACTCTATGCCGATTGCATTAGACATGCATAGAAATGCAAATGAAGAGAACTTTCCTCTATCGGGTTCATAGAAGTGCGCTGCACGACACAAGCCAATAGCACAGAGATCGTAGTAGTCGTCAGATAGCTTGTATTTGTTAAGGTACGAATAGATGAGATTGTGGTTATTGGTGACAAGATCTCGCTCTTCATCTGTGAGAGTGAAAGGCTTCGCTGGTGAGTGCATAGATAGTTCCTCCGGTGTAAAATGATATGAGTTTTGAGATAATTATACTCGCAATATCGGAAAAAGTAAAGTGAAAAGAACAGAGAATGAATAGAAAACGGACTGAAAAATAAAAATCAGTAAAAATCGGTCTAAAAATCGGCGTAAAATTGCAGAAAATTTTCTAAAAATCGGTAATTTATTGCAGAGAATTCTTCAAAAATCGGTAGAAATTTTGACGGTGCATCGTCATCCTTATGCACAAAAAGTGCGCCGATTTTTTTCTTTTCCTCGCGTCTATAAACGGATCATGAAAAAAGTGAGGTCGTGTGCGAAAAGAGAAAATCCCGTAAAAACGAGTATAAAAATCGGCGTAAAATTGCACTTGAAGTACTCAAAAATCGGTATTTTATTGGAAGAAAAGTTCTAAAAATCGGCGGACTTTTTAACGTTATATCGTTATCCTATTGTAGAAAATTTACGCCGATTTTTTATTTTAATATAAATAGAATTAGATAATAATAAAAAATAAAATAAAAATAAAAATTTAATAATAAAAGGGTAGGGGAGAAAAAAATCGGCCGGATTTTTCTGCAATAAATTCACGAACTGTGCAATAAATTTTACGCCGATTTTTCAACTTTTCGGTCCAATTTTACGCCGATTTTTGAGTCATTTTTTCGGGTTTTATTGCACACAAAAATCGGTATTTCGCCGATTTTTCATAAAATTCTGAAAGTGAATTATTGCAAACTCGTTTCAAAAGTTTTCGGAAGAGTAAAGAAAAAGTTTACTTGGGTGGAAAAAACGGAAGTTTTTATTGCAAAATTCTGTAACGATTTTTTACAATAAACTGAAAACTTTTGAATCTGCAATAACGAGATAAAAAGTCCGAAATTTCTGAAAACTTCTGTGTCGGTGTGAAAAGGTGGCGGAGCCATTTTTCGGGTATGCACCCTGGGCTTTTCCGTCAGAGACGGAGAGAGCTGTGGTATAGTGTGCTTGGGTAACTGAAGAAATTTACAATAGCAGATGATCGTATTATAATATCTCTAAAGAGATATTATAATATTACAATGACTGGTGGTGATATAGTGGGTGCTTTTAAGAAAATTGAGGGAAGAAAAGTCTATGTTGACTTCACTTTCATCGTTGCTGAGAAGGACTCCTATGAGCGCACAATGCGCGAGAACATGCGCAAGGTTCATGCCCGCAACAAGGCATTGAATTTGTTGTTTCCATATCAGCATCTCTTGGGCAAGCGCAGAATTGTTGAAACTCCTGAAGAAATGCAGGAGCTATGTGACAAATACTTTGAGTCCTGTAATGGGCCACTGAGAGACAAATGGGGCAATGCAGTGACTGACAAGGAAGGTCATGCTATTATTACACAAATCAAGCCCTACACTATTTCGGGTCTTGCAGCTGCGATTGGGATGAGTACAACCACGCTCAAGAACTATACTTATAAAAGTTTGGCAGGAACTGTGCATCCCGAATTTTCCAATGTGATTATGTCTGCTCGACAGAAAATCGAGCAATACAGTGAGGAGCAGCTCTTCAATCGTGAGGGTGTAACTGGTGCTGAATTCATGTTAAGGGCTGGATTTCGATGGTCTACGAAGCAAGAGGAGATCGAGATGGCTCGCAATCTTGCAACGATCAAGAAAATGCAGCAAGACTATGAATTGCAGAAGAGACAGCTCAAGATCAAAGAACGTCTCATTGAGGGTGAAGATGTTGGCGACAATCAAGTCGTGATCAGCATTGTCCGTGCAAAACCAAAGAGTAAAGGTAGTGAGGTGATCGATGATGACGAATAACTGTTCGTGTGGCTGCAATAATAATTACAATATCAATTATGGAAAAATTGCAACGTCAATGCAAACAAAAATCAGCCTTGCTGATCCAAAAGCAATTGCTCCGAAATATGCAACTCCTTGCTCTGCTGGAGCTGATGTTTTTGCAAGGATCGATAAAGAGATTACTGTTTGGCCAGGGACAAGAGCTTTGGTTCCAACAAAGATCAAGATTGCAATTCCCGATGGTTGCTGTGGATTGCTTTTGGGTAGAAGCGGCCTGGCTCTGAAACATGGAATTTGTTTGGCAAATGGTGTTGGGCTGATCGACTCTGATTATCGAGGAGAGCTCGGTGTTATCTTGCAAAACAATGGTGGTGAGCCATTCAAGGTCAAAGACGGCATGAGAATTGCGCAGCTTGTGATTGTGCAATATGTGCAAACGAGATTCGAACAGGATTCTCTTGATGCAACAATTCGTGGCCAAGGTGGCTTTGGATCTACAGGTATTTGAGGAGGCAATATGAAAGGTCTTTTCACAGGTAGAAATGTAATCCCATATAAATATAGCCGTTATGGGTACACTCGTGGTGGCGGGAAAGTTTGGCACGGTGGTCAGGACGTTGTTGGTGAGGACAATGATGTCATTCATTTCCCCTATTATACATATAAAGATGGCTCACAGAAGGCAATCTCCGGAATTGTTCGTCGTGCTCGCATTGTTACTGACAAGAGCAATAGGACATGGGAGTGGGGATACTATGTGAGCGTGCAGCTCGATGCCAGCCAGACTCCCGATGCTGTCAATTGGCTGTACTTCTGTCACTGCTCCTCTCTGTTGGTTAAGGTTGGTCAGAGAGTCATCAGTGGTCAGCCAATTGCAATCATGGGCAATACAGGCAACGCTGCTCTGAATAATCCTCCATACAAGCATTGTCACTTCGAAGTTCGTGCAACTGCTACTGGCAAGGGCTTGGATCCTACAGCGTATACTGGTCTACCAAATAGTGTGTGTTCGGTGAACATGCTGGGTGAGAGCAATGATCATCTGGAAACACTGATTGATGTATCGAAGCATCAGGGCAAGATCGATTGGGCAAAGGTTCCATATAAAGCAATTGTTCGTGTCGGGTATCGTGGCTATGGCAATGGACAGCTGATGAGAGATGAACGATTTGAGGAGAATGTCAGAGGTGCTTTGCAGAATAACAAGCTCTTCGGATTCTACTTCTTCTCTCAAGCAATCACAACTGCGGAAGCAACGTTTGAAGCCGAATATGCTGTTGGGCTGATCAATACAATGACCTCTGGGCGTGGATATCCATTGTTCTTCGATGCCGAATGGAGCCATAGCGTACATGATGGTCGTGCTGATAAAATCAGTAAAGCCCAGCGAACTGCCTGTGCAAGAGCGTTTTGTAAGAGAGCAGCGGAGCTCGGCATGATCGCTGGTGTCTATACATTCACATCTTTCGTAGATACAAACATCGATTATGAGGATCTGTGCAAAGACTATGTTGGGTGGCTTGCTGACTATCGTGCAAACTACAACAAGACACTTCCAAGGTACATTCATCAGTACACGAGCTCTGGTGTGGTTGCTGGCATCACAGGACATGTTGATATGAATCATCTGTTGAAAGCTCTGCCTGATGCAAAAGAGGAGGAAAAGCCTGTGAGTGGGAAGCTACAGAAGCCAGTCATCTCTGGAGCGTCTGTGGAGGACGTGGAAGCGTTCCGAGAGTTGGCTGATAAATTATCCGTCTCGTTCGAAACGACCTCCACAGTGTCCTTCCAGGCGGTCTCACAGGGAGACGCAGACAAGATCCTGGCTCTTTCTAAAAAGCTGAAACTAAAATATACGAGTTCTTGGGTGTGAGGTGATGAATACATGCAAACAATTACATTGAAAGGCTATGGGACAAATATTCCTCCATATGAGGCCATAGAGCTTGGTACTTATGACAGTTATGGAGTTGAACAATTACAAATCGTGCCAGCTCATGGATGGGAGAATCTTTCGATTATTGCTTCTTTTTTTCCACCCTCTGGTGCTGAGCCTATCAAAGTTGCAGTATTATCTAGTGGGATCATCGATGTTCCTCCAGGAGCAACTGCAAAGCAATCAGGAAAAGGCATTATTGTCTTTGCTGGCTATAAAGCAAACACTCAACTGATCTCTACAAATGTTGCCTATAATATCAGGGATCACAAAGATATTGCGTCTGGTGATCCTGTGTGCCCGACTCCAAGCGTTGTAGATCAAATCATGAACGCTGCAAAGGCTGCTCAGGAAAATGCAGAAAAAGCAGCAGGCAGTGCAAAAAAAGCTGAAGATGTAGCAGCTAGTGTACGGAATGATGCTGATGAAGGGAAATTCAATGGTGAGGATGGGTACAGTCCTAGTGCTGGTGTAACTCAGATAGAGAATGGTGCCATCATCAACATCAGGGATAAGACTGGTGAAAGTACCGCAACTGTATACAATGGTAAAGATGGTGCCAAAGGTGACAAGGGCGATACTGGTGATAAAGGAGATACAGGAGCAAAGGGAGACAAAGGAGACAAAGGTTTCAGTCCAACAGCTGCAGTCACTCAACTTGAAAATGGTGCCGAAATCACAATTACAGATGAAGAAGGAACCACAAAAGCTACTGTGAAAAACGGCAGTAAAGGTGATAAAGGTGATCGTGGGTCAGATGGTGTCAGTCCTACAATTTCAGTAGAAGATATTGAAAACGGACATCGTGTAACAATTGTTGATGCTACTGGTACAACATCAGTAGACATCTACAATGGTGAAGATGGTACAGACGGAAAGGACGGAGCACAGGTTGATGACAGCAGCATTGGCGACAAGCCATGGAGCAGCAAGCACATCATTGATATGCTCTGCCCGCCTCTGGAAGAAAGCGGCAACCCTGTTGTGTGCTATCCCGTGGCGGGATACGCGCTGGGGGTAAAAGCGAAGTGGGAACCCATGCAGGAGGGCAGCGGAACACCGTATCCGGCAGGTGGCGGGAAGAACCTGTTTAATCCTGCATGGATGTCAGAAAAAGAAGTGAGCTATGGAGTGACGTGGACAATAACCCCAGATGGCACTGTGACAGCAAACGGAGCAACGGATAGTACTGCATACTACAACTCTGATTATTTTTCGCTTCCAGCAGGTACATACACGATTAGCGCAATGCCGCATTTCCGTATGACAATTCGCAATGCTGATGCAGGCGGTGCTATAATTGCCACACAACAAGTTGGACGTCCACTTACATTTACAGTAGAGAATGACGTACAAAAAGCTTCCTTGTTTTTCGCCGCCTCTGGCACACTGGATAATGTTTCGGCAAAACCGCAGATAGAGAAAGGTGCGACTGCAACAGCCTATGCACCCTACGAAAACATCCGGCCTATCAAGGGACGTGACAGCGTGAGGGTGGAGCGGTGTGGGGAGAATCTGCTGAATCCAAAAGAGAACGCCTATAACACTTATACACCGTATGGCTTAACGATAACTTATATTGGGGACAACAAGGTTCATTTAAGTGGAACTTACAACCGTGAAGTTGGAGGTGGCAGCTTCGGCATCCTTGACACCAAGCAAAAACTTCTTGCAGGAAGAAATCTGAAAATCACCGGATTTACAATAGAGGGAACGAAGCAAACTTACACGCTCTACGGACTACGGGCAAAAGATGAAACTGTTATTGCTATGAATGCACAGTTTGCAAAAGGCGATGTTATTGATATGACTGTTGCGATTGTCGTATCGAAGGACACTCCCACCACCTACACACCATACATTGGGCAGACCACCCCCCTGACCCTGCCTGAAACCGTGTATGGCGGTGAGGTGGACGCGGTGACGGGAGAGGGGCAGGAGACGTGGAAAATGCTGACGCTGGATGGAACGGAAGGATGGGCTGACAACGGCATCATAGAGAGCAAAAAAACAGCAGCAATGGGCAATATATAGAGCACTAGAACCTTATTCTGGTACTCTTTGTATATCAAGCCATTTTGCTAAAGCAGACGATTCTCTGAAATATCCGTTCAACTTTGCGCGCGTTTCTTCTTCAAGCGTCGTACTTCACGTGGCCTCAGATGGACCTTTCGCAACAGTCAATGATTTGAAATCCTACCTCGCCGCCCAGTACGCCGCCGGAACACCTGTGCAAGTCTGCTACAAGCTGACAGAGCCTGTGCCCTTCACCGCGACAGGCGCACAGCCAATGCCCGCGCTTGCAGGAGTGAACACCGTGCTGACCGACGCCGACAGTGCGACTGTGACGGGACGCGCAGACCCCATTAAGCGGATCATCGATTTGGAAGATGCAGTGGCATCGCAAACCTGAAAGGAGTAATAAAATGGCTATCAAGAGTAAAGCACGGCACGACTTGACACTGCGCAGCATCAAGCGAGAGATTGCAGCAGGGCGGGACGTTGCGTTCTGGCTTGACAAGGCGTACACGCACCTTGACAATGGGCTGCTGACCGAAGAGGACATTGCAGAGGTGGAAGCGCTGGCACAGGCGTATTATGATGCGGTGGATGCGAGAGAGAGCGCAGACGAGGGTACGGAAGCAGGTGAACCCAAATGAAAGTATATGATGACAAGCTCATGATGGAGCTCAAAGACTATGATCTGACAAAAGGTCACCTCGAGGATGCAAAGATTGTTTCCAAACATCATCCAGCAACTCCACGAAAATTTCATCTTGAAGTGATGCAGCATGATTCTATCTCCGGTCTTCGGCATGAAGTGGAAGACTCTCCTGCTCGGCCAGCTTGGGATGAGTATGAGGCAGTAAAGAGATATGTTCCTTATACAGATGAAGAGCTTGCTGCTATTGCAGAACGCAAGAAGCAGGAGGAAGCAAATGCCAAAGCTGCTGAAGAAGAGCTGAAGAAAGCCCAGGAAGAGTATGAGAAGCAGATCAAGGAAGAGGAAGCTCGTAGAGAGCTGCTTGACAAGATTGACGCTCAGGTGACCTATACTGCATTGCAGACAAATACATTGCTGCCAAGTGAGGAGTGATTGCTATGAAAGAGAAAATTGCTCGTTGGTATGACAAAGGCTGGTGGTCTGATGAAGCAGTGAAAGAAGCCGTTGGAAAGCTCATCACTGCTCAGGACTATGAAGATATCACTGGCAACAAATACAAAGAGGTGAAGTGACATGGCTGATACAATGATATCTGCAGGCGGTGGGCTGTCAAAAATGAAACTGGCACTTGCCAACGCTGCAGAATCTGATGTATTGTCCGGAAAGAGATTCTACGCGGGCAGCAAGATTATCAAGGAAGGGAGGATGCCGAACTGGGGCGCAGTGGACACAACCATAAACCCGGGGAGTTCTTATGCAGTCCCCGAAGGATATCACAACGGCGGAGGCCGCGTAAAAGCAGCAACATGGACAAAAGACAAGTATTTATATCTGGTCATACAGTATCAGAGCGGCTATGGAAACCCTATTCCGGAGTACGCGGCAACAGTGGTTGCACAAGACATACCGGAGCCCGGTTTTCTGGCGCATTATAGCGGCTCTGGAAATGTCAATGCAGTTACAAATGTATGCAATGCCAATATGCTGAATATTGGAGCCTATGCCGGAAACGGCACGGCACAGATAATACCATTAACCTACCTATATGACATTTTCCACAAAACGAATCATGATCCAGGTGTTGTTTATACACTAGGCGCTGGAGTCTATTGTTATCGTATGAGATAAGAGCTAAAACATGGCATACTCAAATCTTATACCAATGAAGGAACTGCTCTATGCAAATTACAAAAGCTGTAAACCCTCGATTTGAAGAATTCCTGTATGATTGGGACTATCGAACATACCTACTGGTCGGTGGGTATGGCAGCTCGAAGTCTTATCACATTGCATTAAAACTCATACTGAAATGCCTGACCGAAGTACGAAAAGTGCTTGTTGTGCGTGAAGTGTACGACACAATTCGTGAGTCTTGTTTTGATTTGTTTCTTGAGATCCTCGAAGATCTGGACATGCTCGGTGAAAGCCCAAGAGAGAAGAACAAAAAGGTTCTCTACAGAACCAGTCCTATGTCCTTATCTTTCCCCAATGGCTCCAAGATCATCTTCAAGGGTATGGACAAGCCAGCAAAGCTCAAATCCATCAACAACATCTCGATCATCTGGATCGAAGAGTGCTCTGAGCTGAAGTATGATGGCTACAAAGAGTTGCTCGGTCGTGCACGTCACCCAACATTGAGCATTCACTTCATCCTGAGCACCAACCCTGTTGGCATGGAGAACTGGGTGTACACTCACTTCTTCAAGCGAGTTGACAGCGACGGTCAGCAGATTGTCATCCTTGATGATGAGCGCTTATACAAGATGAGAACCATCGTAAAAAATGGAGTCTACTATCATCACAGCACTGTAGATGACAACTACTTCATGCCCAAGAGCTACATCAAGACTCTTGATGACATGCGGTCGTATGACCCAGACTTGTATCGAATTGCACGCTGGGGACGATTTGGCTTGAATGGTCTTCGTGTATTGCCTCAGTTTGAGGTTGCTGAGACCCATGAGGAAGTCATGAATGTTGTCTATGGCACGCCACAGCGCTTCTTGTTCAATGGGTTCGACTTTGGTTTTGAAACATCGTACAACGCAATTGTTCGCATGGCAGTTGATAACGAGAGGAAATACCTTTACATCTACGATGAGTATTACAAGAACAGGATGACCGACCCAGAGACAGCCAAGGAGCTGACTGCTCTTGGGTACAAGCCTGAATGGACTACAGGTACAAATGGTCGAATGATACTCACCTATGAGGGCATTCCTCTGGTTGCCGATTGCGCTGAACCCAAGGCAATTCAGTATTACAAGAATGAGGGCTTCCAGATTCGTGCTTGTAACAAGTATGCTGGCAGTCGTCTCGAGAATACAAGAAAGGTCAAGCGCTTCCGCAAAATCATTTGCTCCCCAAAGTGCAAGAATACAATTCGTGAGCTCCAGACTTTGACTTATGCAAAAGACAACAATGGTAATCTGATCTATGATGAGTTCAACATTGACCCACATACGTTCTCTGCGATTTGGTATGGTCTAGACAACTACAACGTGGCAAACATCAAGGAGATCAAGAGAGCTACAGTCAAGGGTGGTTAAAGAAAATAAACCTTTACTTTTCGAACAGAGAAGAGTATAATGAGGATAGAGGTGATGAAACATGACCAAAGGTGAGCGAGATTTCAACAACTTTCTTCTCACACCGCTTGATATGCCAATGGAGGGCAAATACAGCATGCCCGTGATCAATGGCATGGTGATGAAGAATTTCAAAGCTCCGGAAAACTTTGTAGAATTTCATAGTGCTACAAAAGTTCCAATGGAAAAGCGTAAAGACACAGTGGTGCATTTCTTTACACCCGACTTCTTGTTTGAGCGAGTTTGGTATCACCCAAACAAGAATCTTGAGTTTCTTCGGCAGTTCAAAGCTGTATGCAGCCCAAACTTCAGTCAGTACACCGATATGCCTGTAGCTATGCAGATCTGGAACAGCTATCGCAGTAAATGGTTGTCTGCTTGGTGGCAGATGAATGGTCTGCGTGTTATTCCTACTGTGAATTTCAGTGATGCTGACAGTTTTGAGTACACCTTTGATGGGCTTCCTCACCAGAGCTTGGTGATCATCTCCAGTCTGGGTGCTGAGAAAGAAGTTGCTGCTCGAGAAAACTTCTTCAATGGGTATCACAAAATGCTCGAAGTTCTTGAGCCAAAACAGATCCTGTTCTACGGCAATAAACCTCACTGGCTCGAGGGAAAGGACGCAAATGTCCTCTTCATTGCTCCAGCATACAAAGAAAGATTCGGAAAATTCAAAGAAAATTGAAAAAACCTCTTTACAATTGTTTGCAATGGGAGTATGATATAGTCACAATAAAGAAAGCGAGGTACAAATCAATGAGTGGAAGCGGAAGCTCGAGTGGCAAGGGTGGCTCTTCTGGTGGAGCAAGTATCAAGAATACAACTGGTGCTTCTGAACGAGCAGTGAGTCTTCTTCGTGAAGCAGTTCCTGAGGTTGCTCGATATGGATCTTCTCAGGTGACCATCGCTGAAAGTGACAAGGGTGGCAAAGTCTCTGACAGAGCTTTTGAAAAAGAATTCTCAGCACTTGCCAATGAGAATGGATACAATATTGAGTTTCGTACAGAGAGACGTAACAGTTCCATTAGAACTGGGAGATTAAACGCTCTCGGCTATAACATCAGAAGCAATACGAAGTACGCAAGACGCTATGGTGTTCTTGTAAGATCTTGATAGAAAGGAGATACAATCATGGGTGGTTCTGGTTCTAGTTCGGGCAAAGGTGGCGGAGGTGCAGCTGGTACATCTGCAATGCGTACACGTGCAGAAATTGAAAGTGAAGTCAACAACATTAAATATCGTACATCTAGAGGAGTTTCTAGTGCGGAGTATGATAATGGCAATACATATGTAGAAAGCAGCATTCGCAAAACCTCTGATGGATATAGAGCAGATGTGTATGCGGATAGTGGGCAGACTCACTATTATAAGACACTGTCTACTCAAGCGAAAGCAAAAAATTGGGCAAAAGGCACTATTTCTGATATTGCTTATGAAGATGAGCGCAAAACGTATGAGATGACTAAAAAGAGAAGAAGGTGATGCACATGGCGTTGACAAACTTTATCAAGTTGTCATCCGATCAAATTCAGACTCTTCAGCGTCAGACTGGCATTCCCTACTTCATTTACAATGATGAGATCTCTGGCATCTATGGGTCTGCACTCCTTGCTGAGCTTGGAAGTCTTATCAAATACTATGAGATCTATGAAAAGGGAAGCTCTTTTGCGACTGAGGGCAGCAACGGTGACTACACTCCCAGTCAGCTTCGGTACAAGAAGATCCATAGTCTGATTGACAAAGAGGCACGGTTCCTGTTTGCAAAAACTCCGGACTTCTGGATTGATGTTGAGATGGACACTGAGCTGTCTCAGACCCAGAAACAGCAGATCAAGCAGGAGCAGACAATCCTACAGAACCTGGTTGATGCAGTCATCAAGGAGAATAAAGTTTCTTCGAAGCTCATCAAAGCTGCAAAGGACTGCTTCATCGGAAAGCGTGTTGCTCTGTTCATCAACTTCAATGAAAATGGCATCAAGATCACATTCAATCCATCTTTGGAGTTTGTTTTTGAGACAGACCCAGAAGATATCGATGTGATCACCAAACTCGTGTCCTTCTACACTACTGTGGATTCCGCTGACAAAGCTCAGCAGCGTATTTACAAGAAGAAATATTACATTGGTGAGGACAAGATGTGCCACATCATTGAGGAACTCTATGATGGCATGGGCAATGTCGTAGAAACAATCACTCCTGACACAGCTACACGGTTCTCCTACATTCCCGCTTTTGTCATTATCAATGATGGCTTGAGCGGTGATATTCAGGGTGTGTCTGAGGTTGATCAGCTGGATGAATACGAGCAAGCATATTCCCGTCTGGCAAATGCTGATCAGGATGCTGAGCGAAAGGGCATGAACCCTGTGCGCTATGCTATCGACATGAACCCAAAAACAACTCAGGGTCTGTCTACAGCAGCAGGTGCATTCTGGGATCTGGCATCTGATGATCAGGGTGCTTCGGAGAGGGTTGGTACAGTCGGCGTTCTGTCTGCACCTATGGAGTACACAAATGCTCTGACAACAACCCTTAACCGAATTGAAAACACAATGTACAGCCAGATGGATATGCCCAATACAAGCCCAGAGGCACTTCAGGGTGTTGTATCTAGTGGCAAAACCCTGAAAGCCATCTATTGGGGTCTGATCGTTCGTTGTGATGAGAAGATGCTGGCTTGGAGACCTGCATTGGAATCCATGGTGAGAACAATCATTGAGGGTGCCAAGCTCTATCCTGAGTTCTGTTCTCGATACACAAACGGAGAAGCACTTCCTGATATTGAGTATTCTATTCGAGTTGACAATCAGTATCCACTTCCTGAGGATGAAGCCGAGGAGAAGCAGGTTGACCTGGCTGAGGTGAACGCTCAGACAATGAGCAAGAAAGCATACATGGTCAAGTGGCGTGGGTTGACTGATGATGAAGCTCTGGACGAACTGAAGCAGATCGCTCTCGAGCGTCAGCTCCTGGAGGATAGTTTCATGCCAACAGAACAGATCCAGCCAGAAGATAAGAAAACTGGTCAGGAGAAAACAGAGCCTTCCACAGGGGATCCAAGCTCTGCTGATGACGACACTACTCCAGAGGGGGTGTAACTTATGGGTGGTTCTGGTTCTAGCTCCGGAAAAGGTGGCGGAGGTGCTGTAAATGCTGCTCAAGCAGCAGAAGATTGGTTTGAATACGAACTTGCCGATGTGATGGCAGAATATATTAGAACAGGCCGCATGCCAACAGAAGACATGTACGGAAATAAGCTGCCAAAAGAGCAACGAGAAAGACTTAGACGCGAAGCTGAGTTTTTGCAACAAAAGGCAGAATCTACGAATTCTGGATTCAATACATTGCATAGAGGTATGGTCATGGAAGAATCAGAAGTTCGGAAGCTGTCTCCTGGTGACACATACACTATGCGCACAGTCACAGCAACTTCTCAAGATAGAAAACTTGCAAGTGTCTATGCAGATCCAGAAAATCGTGGTGGCGAAGGTGTTTCAGTCATGATGGAAATCCAGTCATCTGGTGGAAACAGAGGATACAGAGTGACTGGTGGAGAAGTCATACTGCCAAAAGGAGCTTCTTACAGAATCACACGCAACTATATGGACACAAATGGAGTCGTTCACATAAGTTTGTATCAATCCAAGAACAGGAAAAGAAGATAGTTCAAGGGAGCTACAATTATGTCTACCAACTTTGATGCATCAATGAGGAGGGGCATGACTCGTGGCTCCTCTTCTCTTTTAAATCTTAAGAGTGCAGAAGAAGTGCGCTTGAATGTATCGATCAAGCAACAACGAGAAATTCGAAGCATGTACAAAAGGCTGGCTCAGCAAGCACGAGAACAAGCTGAAAAGCTCAAAAGCAAGAACAACATCAGTTCTGTTCTTAGACAAGAGTACCTTAACAAACTAGCAAATCAGCTCACAGATGCCAGTGATGAAGTTGGTCAAGAGATTGATCGGGTCATTCGATCGAGTATGAAGACAACTGCTCAAGGAGTTGTTGATGCCCAAAGAAAGTTTCTGTCTAAGATTGGCATGTTTGGTATTGAGGGTGCGTTCTCTCATGTACCAAATCAGATCGTCACAAGTATTGCTACAGGAAACATCTACGATGACAATTGGACTCTTTCAGCAGCAATCTGGGGCATGTCTAAGAAAACTCATAAAGACATCGACAAGATCATTGCTGAGGGTGTTGCATTAAACAAAAGTGCCTATGACATAGCCAAGGATCTTGAGAAGTATGTCAATCCTGCAGCACGAAAAGAATGGGACTGGAGCAAAGTCTATCCTGGTACAAACAGAGTCATTGACTACAATGCCCAGCGCCTGGCACGAACCCTGGTTGCTCATGCTTATCAGCAGAGTTTGGAAAGAACTTGTGAAAAGAATCCATTTGTCACAGGATACAAGTGGGTGTCTGCAAATTCTGACCGAACTTGTGAGCTATGCAAGGAGCGAGATGGTCAAATCTATGAAAAGGGTGATCTGCCTTTGGATCATCCAAATGGCCTGTGCACATTCATTGCTGTGATTCCAGACAGTATGACAGACATCTCTAATCGTTTGGCAGATTGGGTGAAAGGAAAATCGGATTCTGCACTGGATGAATTTGCAAAGTCTTTGAGAAAATAGTTTCAAAATTCTCTTTACATTTTTGTGCAGATGGAGTATAATAAAATAGAGTCTATTTGGAGGGTGTGTTATGAATCAAAGTCGTTGCAAACACGATGACTGCTTCACTTGTCCATATCCTGATTGTATTGCTGGGGTCACTCATTTGAAAGGCGAGGAGCTGCCAAGAGAATATGATGGGAAGAAAGGTGGCTACACTCCAAAACAAGGTTACAGACAGCCATACTGCTGTAAGGGACTCAGGGAAGATCACTGATTTCATGCCTTGGCATGTTTTGATGGTTCGGTTCACCAGCTGGGCGAACAGAAATTCAAGCTGGAATTATGCACACCGGATGCACATTTCCGGAGATAGGAGATCACAATGCGAAAACTGACAATGTTTGGGAAGCCCATTTTGGTTATGCTGGCTCCTGATGGGGCTGGTGCACCTGCTGGTGATGGTGGCTCTGGTGACGCTGGCGCAAACGGCACTGGTGCAAATTCCAGCACTGGCGATGGCTCTGGACAGGAAGGAAACAAAACCTTTACACAGGAAGACATCAATCGGATCGCTGCCAAAGAGAAAGCTGAGGGTCGTCGTGCTCTTCTCAAAGAGCTGGGCATCGAGGACACTGAGGATTCTCGAAATGCCATCAAGAATTATCTCGCTCAGCAGGATAGCAAGAAGTCTGATCTGCAGAAAGCCAACGAACGAGCAAGCAAAGCTGAAAAGGCCCAGGCTGATGCAGAAGCAAATGCTCTGGCAATTCAGCGAAAATATGATGCCCTGGCAGCTGGTGCAAAAGCGGACACCATCGATGATCTGATGGCTCTGGCAAGTACCAAGGTCAATGACAAAACTGATTTCAAGTCTGCTCTGGAACAGGTGAAAAAAGCATATCCTGTCTTCTTCAATGAAGCTTCTCAGACAGGCACAGTTGGAACAGGGCGATCTACGAACCCTGCGAGAAATACCAATGGTCACCAGATGTCTATGGGTGAGCGACTGGCCAAGTCTCGCATGGGTGATACCCAAGCAGAAAATCCGTTCTTCAAGAAATCATTTTAAGGAGGAATAAAACATGCTGAATCAGTCTGGCATCACAACCAAAACAGCAGTCACTCCAAAGAGTATTCTTTGGGCTCCGGAAAATGCCATTGCCTTCTCTTGTGTCGTTGCAAAGAGCAAGAAGCTGCTGGCTGGCACTCCAATCGCTGGTGATCTGACTGCCCGAAACACTGGCTTTACAGCTGCACAGACCACTTCCGGTGCTTCCGATGCGGTGGGTCTGCTGCTGCACGAGGTCGATGCTTCTGGTGCAAAGCAGAATGGCACTGTTCTGGTCGCTGGTGTGGTAGACCTTAACAAGCTGGATTCTACCACTCAGGCACTGATCACCACAGAAGTCAAGGCTGCTCTGAAGCACATCATTTTTGTGAAGTAAAGTCTTTACAATAATGTAACCAACAACCACAAGGAGGAATACACATATGACAATTTTCGAACTTGTCACTGCCAGTGAGCTGGTTGCCTACTGGAATACAATGGCAAATCAGCGTGGTCCATATCTGGGTGAGTCTCTGTTTCCCGCTCGCAAAAAGCGTGGCCTTAACCTGAAGTGGATCAAGGGTTCCAAGGGTCTTCCCGTCGTACTGAATCCCAGTGCATACGATGCCAAGGTCAAGATCCGTGACCGCATCGGTTTCAGCACCGTTTCTACCAACATGCCGTTCTTCAAGGAGGGTGTCCTGATCGATGAAGAGACTCGTCAGGAGCTGAACATGGTTCTGGAGACCAACAATCCCGCTTATGTGGATTCGGTCATGAACAATGTTTTCGACGACGAGACTCGACTGCTGGAGGGTGCTCGTGCCCAGCGTGAGCGCATGCGTATGCAGCTGCTGACCACTGGTCTGATTGCAATCAGTGCCAATGGCCAGGACTACAACTATGACTATGGCATCCCCAGCACTCACAAGGTTCAGACCACCACTCCTTGGTCCAACCCTGCTGCTGACATCATGGGTGATATCAGAACTTGGCAGGATCTGATCGAGGACGAGACTGGTGTTCGTCCTACTCGTGCCATCTGTGATCGTGCCACTTTCAACTACTTCCTGAAGAACGATGCCATCATCAAGAGCAATTTCGTTCTGTCCAACGGTCAGGCTGCTCTGAATGAGCCCATGGTTCGTCGCTATCTGCAGGAGAATCTGGGTCTGACTATTGAGGTCAACACCAAGAAGTTCGTTGACGAGGCTGGTGCCACCAAGCCGTTCATTCCTGCCAATACCTTTACCATGATCCCTGAGGGTGATCTGGGTAGCACTTGGTTTGGCACTACTCCTGAGGAATCCGACCTGATGGCTGGTCAGATCGGCAACAGCACTCAGGTTGCTATCACCGACACTGGTGTTGCCGTTGCTACACACGGTCAGTTTGACCCAGTCAATGTTGAGACCAAAGTTTCCATGATCTGCCTGCCCAGTTTTGAAGCTGCTGACCAGATTGTCATCGCCGATGTTTCTCATTCCGGTGAGTGATCGGAGGTGACCTGAATGATCACTATTCACAAAGGCGATCTGATCGCGAAAGTTTCTGCTGGTGCATTTGAAACCATCTTCAAAGACCAGGGCTGGTCTATGGACGACCACAAGGATCCCATCATCTCTGGTATGAACCTGCCTGACCCAGATCATGAAGACGTCATGGAGGACGAAATCACAAATGAAGATGAGGATCTCTCTGAGCGCCCACTCAGCTCTTTGTCTTTGGGTGAACTTCGTCAGTTGGCAGCGCAGTATGGTATCGATGCCGAGAACATGCGCTCCAAGCGCGAGATCAGAAACGCAATTCGTGAGACAATGAACGAGGAGGACTGAAATGGCTGCAGGCATTGAAGAGCTGAAGATGATCTGTCGTGAAGAAGATGTTCCGTTCTTCAGTGATGCAGAGCTTCAGTACCATCTGGACCGTGCTGGCGGAAATATCGACCTGGCTGCATATAACTGTCTTTGCATAAAGGCAGAAGACACAACCTTAACCATAAGTGGGTTGACTACTGCAGACAGCAGCAAGTATTTCCGTCGCATGGCTTCTAGATATCGACCCACGAACAGTGGGATCCTCATGGGTAACAACTGATGAAGACCCAGAAGTTTCAACCTCACAAGGTCAAACGCATGATTGACACTCTTGGGGTTATGTACCAATTCAATCGTGACAAGCTAAACAAGTACAAGGAATCTACTGGTGAGCAAGAGCTTATTGCTGAGCTCAGAGGTGTGCTTCATTCTACTGCCAGTTATGTCACGAAAACAGCTACAGATGGTTCCACAATTACTGCAAAGCAATCTCCACAGATCTTGACAAATGACCCAAAAGCAAAACTCTTGCATATTGATGACAAAGTCATCATTGACAATTGTACTTACAAAGTCACAGGTGTCCTTGACATCAATATGCTTGGGTTGGCTTTTGATATCTCACTGGAAGTGGTTCTATGGCAGGGATAAAGTTTGATGCTGAATCATTGTTAAATGGTCTTCAGGGAGCTCCGGACAAAGCTGACGAAGCAATCCGGATGTATGCCGAGACTGGAGCACTCAAACTTCAAAACTATGCTAAGGAGCACAGACCGTGGACTGATCGCACCGGAGCAGCTCGGCAACGTCTAAAGGGTGATGTCCTTACAGTGGCAACTGGTTACAAACTGCGACTGGCGCACGGTGTTGATTATGGCATTTGGCTGGAGCTGGCTCATGAAAAAAGATTTGCAATAATTCAAGACACCATCCGAGAAGTTGGACAAAATGAAATTCTGCCAGGGTTTGAAAACCTTTTGGACAGATTGAAATAAAGGAGTGACACACCATGGCTGGTGAAACCCGATACATGGATATCTATGATCACTTGGTTGCCAAGGGATTTGATGTCTATTCTCCGGCGCAGCACAAAGGGGAGTGTGTCACTCCTTATATTGTTGTTAAAGGAGCCGGAATGAATCAAGCTGGGAACTATTCGTCTAACCAGTACTTGTATGACATTCTTTGCTATGTACCAAAAGATCAGTACACATATCTTGAAAAGTATGTAGAAATGATGGAAGATGCAATGAGAGAACTCGAACCAATGATTCGCCCAATGCACTACCAGACCGCTCCATATTATGATGACTCTGTCAAGGGTCATATGGTATCCGAACAGTTCTGTAACTATCGACGAATGAAATAATCTATACAAGGAGGAAATCATTATGGCTACAAAAAAGGGCAACGAAGTTGCAACTATTGATGTGGCAATGGTCACATGCAAGCCCAAAGGCAAGACTGATGAGATCGCCCTCACAACTGCTACAGAAGTTGGTCTGTCGGTTCAGTCCGAAACTACTGATGCTGTAAAGCTGATTGTCAAGGGTGTTCTGATTGCTCAGAAGCGTGAGCAGGTCACTATCACTGGCAACACCATCACTCTAACCGACAATGTGTTCAATGCCGAGCTGGTGAAGATCCTTCAGGGTGGCACCATCAAGTATTGGACCACTGCTGATCAGACTACAGAGGGCGATGCTGATGCTGGTTTTGGTGTCAGCAGCTATACACCTCCTGTCGCTGGCTCCAAAGAAGAGGTCGAGGAGTTTGAGTGCAGCATCTACACCGCCATCTATGACGCTGCTGGCCTGATCACTGGCTATGAGAAGTGTGCTTATCCGCACTGCAAGGGTGTTCCCATTTCTTTCAGTGCCAAAGATGACGAGTTCCGTGCACCAGAATACACAATCAACAGCGCTCCAGCAAATGGTGAACCACCATACAAGATCACTTATGTCAAACAGCTGCCAACAGTGGGGGAATAAAGGATGGAAGTAACAAGTCTTGAAGCTCTGAAAAGCTATTCTATGGGTCAGCTGGTGGAACTTCCACCTTTTGCCGAGGGTCAGACCTTTGTGGCCCGCCTGAAGCGTCCTTCCATGCTCGCGCTTGTTAAAGCAGGTCGAATTCCCAATTCTCTGCTGCAGTCGGCCAATACTCTTTTCATCAGTGGTACAATGGATGAAAAGAACAAAGGCGCAATGAGTGATGTCATGGAGATTCTCGATACTGTCTGTGATGCATGTTTCGTTGAGCCAACCTATCAACAGATCAAAGATGCAGGCATTCAGCTGACTGATGATCAGATGATGTTTGTGTTCTCCTACTCCCAGAGAGGTGTTAAGGCACTCGATCCATTTCGTCAGGAGCCCAAGGATCTTGCAGCTGCTGGGAGTGGCACAGAGGTATAAAGTCAGGCCATCCCAGTTGTTGGGTGATCTTGATGAATACACCTCATATTGCTTCGATGAGGCATGTGTCCTGATCATGTCTCATCTTGACAATAAAGAAGAACCAAAGTTCATTACACATGTGAAGACTTTGAGCAGTTTGTATGCAAAATATGAGTGATTGGAGGTGGTTCTTTGGCTCTTGATTTGGGTTCTGCAGTCGGGTATTTGCTACTTGATACAAGTAGCTTCAAAAAGGGTCTGGCAACTGCTTCACAAGACATGCAGACGTTTTTCGACAAAAGCACAAAAGCTGGGGACAAAATGACTGCCCTCTCCTCTGCGATGGGAAAGACTGGATCTACCTTAACAAAGACCGTGACACTACCTCTTGTCGGTCTTGGAACGGTCTCTGTAAAAACAGCCGCAACCTTTGAATCTGCTATGTCTCAGGTCCAGGCAACAATGGGTCTGACTGCTGACAGTACATCTGAATTGAAAGGTCAGACTGTAAACACCATGGACTCTTTGAGCTCCCTGGCAAAACAGATGGGTGCTGAAACAAAGTTTTCCGCAACAGAAGCAGCTGAAGCTATCAACAATATGGCCATGGCTGGCTATGATGTCAATGAGGTCTATGATGCCTTGCCTGAAGTCTTAAACCTGGCTTCCGCTGGTGCTCTTGATCTGGACTATGCCACTCAGCTTGCAGCCAACGGTCTGAATGTCATGGGCTATGGCACAGATCGCTTGTCTGAGTTGTCTAATAAACTGGCTGTCACAGCATCTAGTGCTTATGGTTCCGTCTCTGACTTTGGTGAAGGGCTTCTGGTCGCAGGTGGTGCAGCAAAATCTGCAAATCTTAACTTTACAGATATTTTCACTGCCTTGGGCATCCTTGGCGATGCAGGTATTTCCGCATCAGAGGGTGGTACAAAACTTAGAAATGTGATCCTGAGTTTGTATGCACCCACAGATATAGCTGCAGAAGAGCTTAAAACACTGGGCATCCAAACCAAAGATGCAGATGGAAATGTCCGAAACTTTCAAGATGTCCTCAAAGACTTGAGTGGCGCTCTTGATGGGTTGTCTGAGTCTGACCGACTCAATGCTATCAACACTATCTTCAACAAAGCAGATATTGCGGGTGTTAACGCACTTCTTTCCAACTGCACAGACCGTTGGGATGAGTTGAGTTCTACAATTGACAACGCTGGTGATGCCGCTGGACAAATGTCGGACACCCAATTGGACAACCTTAACGGTCAGTTGACTATTCTTATGTCTGGTCTAGAGGGATTGGCGATTGCGTTTGGTGAAGCACTTTTGCCTCTTGTCAAAGATGTTACAGCATTCATTCAAAGTGTTGTGACATGGTTGAATAACCTTAACGACGAGCAAGTTCAAACGATTACAAAAGTTCTAGAGTTCGCAGCAGCACTTGGACCAATTCTGTTGATTGGCAGTAAAGTCGTCGCAGGATTGAACAGTATTGCTACTCTCATCACAAATTTTGCACCATTGGTATCAGCTTTTGGCTCGACAATCGCAGGTCTTGCAGTGCCAATCCTTGCTGTCATCGGAATCATTGCTGCGTTGAAGCTTGCTTGGGATAACAACTTCGGCGGCATGCGAGATAAACTTACAGAATTTGTTGACACAGTGACTGACAGAGTAACTGTCATTGCGAACTTTCTACAGACCGTGTTCACAGCTTTTATGGGTGTTATAACAGAGCTGTGGAACAGCAACTGGATGAACATTCGTCTGATCTTTGAAGATGTTTGGAACGCAATCGAAACAATCTTCAGTTCCGTGATTGCAATACTGACAAATGCAATCTCTCTGTTCTTAAACGTCATCACTGGAAACTGGTCTGGTGCATGGGAAAACATCAAAGCCATCTTTGGTGCAGTATGGGATGCAATTGTCTCTTTGCTGAATCTTGGGCTTGATTCCATCCTGAACCTTTTCGGTGTGATTTTGCCTTCGATTGGACAGGCTGCAACAAATGCATGGAACGCAATAAAAACTGCGTTCGTAAATGTGTGGAACAGCATTATAGGGTGGTTTAAAACAGCAATCAATGACCCAGAAGAAATCTTGCTGACGCTGGTTCCAAAAATGCTCGCTGCAGGTGCACAGATATTCAATTCCCTTTGGGATGGATTGAAAGGTGTCTGGGAGAGCATCACTTCTTGGGTCTCGGATTGTGTGGATTGGATTACTGAAAAAGTCACTTTCTGGCAGAAGCAGAGCGACAAGGTCTCTCAATCCTCTGGGTCTACAAATGGTTCTCACGCAAGCGGTCTTGACTATGTACCGTTTGATGGCTACAGAGCAACACTTCATCAGGGTGAACGAGTACTCACCCAGGAGGAGAACAAATACTACAACAGTGGTTATAGATCTGGTGGGGACACATTCAACTTCTACAGCCCAGAAGCTATTGATGCGGTCACTGCTGCTCGTGAGTTTAAGAAAGTTCAACGTCAACTCGCTGAGGGTGTTTCGTGAGGTGATTATCTATGGTTGATTCTATTGTGCTCATCAATAAGAGCTTCAACAACCAGAACATGGTCACGGAGCTCCCAATAAATCAAAATAACAGAAAATATGTACTGGACTACATTGATTGGGGTGCCATCAAAAGCACTCGAAAAACTTACAAATTCATAAACCAAATCGGTGTCTATGTGACTGGCACAACCCTCGAATCCCGTGACATTGCAATCACAGGGTGGGTTGTGGCAGATACATATACACAAATGAAAGAAAGAAAAAGATTCCTTAACAACTTTGTCAATCCATTACAGCAACTCACCCTTGTCTACAACGATTATTCCATAGATGGCATTCCTGATACGACTATAAAATATGGATCTGACTATAAAGACAACAATGAAGTGGTCTGCAAATTTGTTATAGATCTCTTCTGTCCTGATCCGTTGTTCTATACATCTCAGTCAAAACAAGCAAGCATCGCAGACTGGTTGCCAAAGTTCCATTTTCCCTTGGTCATTCCTCAGAATGATGGTATTATCATGGGTCTTCGTTCTCCATCGGTCATTATCACAATAAACAATCCTGGTACAATAGAAACAGGTATGACTGTTATATTCCATGCGCGAGGTACAGTCGTAAATCCATATCTTATCAATATCAATACCCAAAAACAAATTAAGTTTGATTATACTATGGAGCCTGGTGAAACACTGGAAGTTACAACATATGTCAATAGAAAATCTGTAAAGAAAATCAGTGGCAGCGTAACAACAAATGCCTTCAATTATCTTGACTTCGAGAATAATGAATTCATTCAGCTTGCTCCTGGTAACAATTATCTTCGCTATGGTGCATCTGATGGCATGAGTAACCTGGAAATCCAGATCGAGTACAGACCACAATATCAGGAGGTGCAGGAATAATGGACTTCTATGTCTTTGACCAAGACTACACTCTTCTGGGTATTCTAGCAAGTCCAATCTCTGTAACATATACAGAGAAGTACAACGATCTCGGTGATTTTCAAGTGAACCTGCCAGTGGATAAAATCAATCGAGAGCTCATAAAATCAGATAATGTCATTCTCTTTGACAAGGAAAAAGGCATCGCAGGAATCATTGGTATTATCTCGTCTGATGGTGAGTCCGATGATTCACCTCAGATTGTTGCCAAAGGCAAACTCATTGAAGAATACATCTATCGCAGAATCTGTTGGGGATTATTTTCAATAACAGAAACACCTGAGAGCATTATCTACAATATGCTCACACAGCAAGTGATCTCTCCGTCCGATACAGAAAGAGCAATTCCGGATATTGTACTTGGGAATGCTGCTCTTGCAGACACCGAGAAAGTCTCTTATCAAAACACAGGTGGCAATGTTGGTGACAGCATTGCAAGTATCTGTGCATCAAGTGGCATTGGGTTCAGACTTTCCTATCATCCAAGTGATAAACAAATGCTGTTTGAATTGTATGAGGGAAACGATCGAACGATTGAGCAACGAGTACTTCCTCAAGCACTATTCAGTACAGAATATGAAAATATCCTGTCAACCAGTTACAACCTTAACACGCAAGACATGAAGAATGTTGCACTTGTGGCTGGTGAAGACTCTGGCGTGGACAGAAAAACAACTTCTGTTGGAGTTGCTTCTGGAAAATCCCGAAGAGAATACTTTGTAGATGCTCGAGATATACAAAGCACGAATTCCGATGGCATGATCATTTCTGCAGAAGACTACATTGCTCTGTTGAAACAAAGAGGCACTGAAAAACTTGCTGATGTAAGAGAATCTCAAAGTTTCGATTGTACAGTGAACACAGTCGGCAATATTCAGTATGGTCAAGACTATTTCTTGGGTGATATGGTCACCGTGTATGATTCTTTGCTGAATCTCCAGTTGAATGCAAGAATTTCGGAAGTTCAGCATGCATTCACTTCTTTCGGTGAAGAGCTTTACATCACATTTGGATTTGGTCCAATGACTCTTACAAAAAAAC